TCGGGAACAAACCGCGTAATGACCTCCACGGATGGGATCAACTGGGTGGCACAAGCCGCGCCAGAGGCAAATGTATGGAATTCTATTGCATGGTCTCCAGAATTAGGAATGTTCGCAGCGGTTGCCCAGTCGGGAACAAACCGCGTAATGACCTCCACGGATGGGATCAACTGGGTGGCACAAGCCGCGCCAGAGGCAAATGGCTGGCATTCTATTGCATGGTCTCCAGAATTAGGAATGTTCGCAGCGGTTGCCCAGTCGGGAACAAACCGCGTAATGACCTCCACGGATGGGATCAACTGGGTGGCACAAGCCGCGCCAGAGGCAAATGTATGGAATTCTATTGCATGGTCTCCAGAATTAGGAATGTTCGCAGCGGTTGCCCAGTCGGGAACAAACCGCGTAATGACCTCCACGGATGGGATCAACTGGGTGGCACAAGCCGCGCCAGAGGCAAACTCATGGTATTCTATTGCATGGTCTCCAGAATTAGGGATGTTCGCAGCGGTTGCCTATATTGGAACAAACCGCGTAATGACCTCCACGGATGGGATCAACTGGGTGGCACAAGCCGCGCCAGAGGCAAACTCATGGTATTCTATTGCATGGTCTCCAGAATTAGGGATGTTCGCAGCGGTTGCCTATATTGGAACAAACCGCGTAATGACCTCCACGGATGGGATCAACTGGGTGGCACAAGCCGCGCCAGAGGCAAATGTATGGAATTCTATTGCATGGTCTCCAGAATTAGGAATGTTCGCAGCGGTTGCCCAGTCGGGAACAAACCGCGTGATGGTATGGCGGCCATTTACTTATGGCGATTTAAGAGCTGTTACGTGGTCAGGGAACGAGGCGTTGTTTGTTATAACTGGAGATGCGTTGTGCTATAGTTCGCCCGATGGGGCAACGTGGACATCGCATACCATCCCAGCAGGAACGTGGAATAGCGTGGTATATTCTCCAGAATTGGGATTATTTGTGGCGGTTTCAAGTGCGACGAATTATGCAACGACAAGCGCAAACGGAAGTTCATGGACCGCGAGGACGGCAACCGCAGGAACATGGCTTGCGCTAGTATGGATTTCAGAATTACACATGCTATTGGCCGTTGGCGAAGATGATTCAATGTTCTCGTTTGATGGCATAACCTGGACGCAAGGTAGCGCGACTCCTGCGGGAACGTGGAGTGGGCTGGCATGGTCTACTGGGATTAGTTCGGCGGTGGCAGTCGCATCGGCTGGAGCAAACAAGGTGATGAAGGCACCATAGGTGAAACATGGCTAAAATTTCTGCTTATACAAACGGCGGCGCTCCTGCAAACAATGATCTATTTATTGTGGCAAGAAGCGGAAGCAATGTTAAATTACTTTACAGCGCGATTGTTACCGCACTGACGGCAGTTTTTAATGGACTTTACGCGGCGGCGGCGAACGGCGTGACGAATGGGGATAGTCACGACCATGTGGGCGGGGATGGAGCGGCGATCACGGAGGCGGCTATTACGCTGGCCGACAATGCGACGAACGACGCGTCCACGACGAAGCATGGGTTTTTGAAGAAGCTGTCGAACCTGGCAACCAACTTCATGGATGGCCAGGGGAACTGGGACACGGTGAAGGACAGCGATTTGAGTCTGAGTGACATCACGACGAACAACGCGTCCACGAGCGCGCATGGGTTTGTGGTGAAGGCAACGGCTCCCGCGGCGGGATTGATCAATATTGTGGCGATTGGGAATGGGGAGACGGGCTACAGCAACAAGGCGCTGTTTGATGCGACGACGCCCAAGAAGGTGGGAACGGCGGCAACAGGGACGGCAACCACGGCGGCACGCAGCGATCACGTCCACGGGCAGGCGAGTTTCATCAACATGGGTACGGGATCCACGCTGACGATCAGCGGAGGGGAGATAACGGTAACAGAATCATTTCACCGGATTGATACGGAAGGGGGCGCAGCGACGGACGATTTGGACACAATCAACGGCGGCTCGACTGGAGATTTTCTGATTTTGGCGAGTGTCGCGAATGCGCGTGACCCAACCCTTAAGGATTCAGCTGGAAATCTGCGTCTTAATGGAGACTGTACACTGACTACATTTCAGGACACTATCACTCTGGTCAAAGTTCCAAGCGGGGAGTGGTATGAAATATCGAGATCCGATAATGCGTAGTTTGTCCATGTGAGAACGAAAACCGCCCCTGTAAACGCAGGGGCGGTTGTGTTGGTATGGAATGACCCGTGGGGCGTCAAAATGGCTGAATCATGCCGTCTTACGGGCGTTTGCAATGTCCACACTCGCAGGGGAGGATGAGTTTTTCGTCCCATGCGGCGAGGATGCGTTTGGCTTTCTGTTCGTAGTTTTCGGCCTGGGCGGGATCGTAGGCGATGCGGAAGAGGAGGTGTTCGTAGGTGTCACGGTTGCGGTAGACAACGAGGGCCTGTCTGTAGCCGCCATAGCGCATGTAGAGTTGGACTTGGACGTAGTGACGAGGATGGATGCGACGGGTCTGGTCCACGCGCTGGAATTTGAGGCTGGAGAGGGATTTGATCTCTAACAGGTCATTCTCGACGGTAACGGCGTCGATGTGGCCGCGCAGACGCTCGTCGAATTGGGAAACGAGTTCGCGCTTGTATGGCAGGGCGATGCGCGCTTCGACGAGCATTTTGAGAATGGAGGCTTCCTGGTCGTAGCCTGTGTAGGACATGCGGTGGATTTCGTCGGTGGGGATGAGTCTGTGCAGGAGTTCACGCGTGACGCGGCGCGGGCAGTCCCCTATTTTGGACATGCCGAGGTAGGCGCGGTGCGGTTCGAACCTGGAGTTGGCGGCGATGTATTCGTTGATCTGCTGTTGGAGGAGGAGGATGTTCATGGAATCCTTTCAGTTGTGGAGAATGACGAGGCCGTTTTCGTTCAGGGTGCAGGTGAAGCGGGTGAGGGATGCTGCGACTTGTTCTGCTGTGAATTTGGGGGTGGAATAATGACACAGGACAAGATTGAACAGGACGTTGACGCCGAATCCATTTTGACCGTAGCGCAGGATGGCGTTTTTAGCGCAGTCAATGCAGAGGAAGAAGTTGGCGCGGTAGCAACGATGATAGACGCACTCGCCGACTGGAAACTGGCTTCCACATTCATGGCAATGGACGGGACGCAGGTTGGTCTTGGAGAGGTCGAGCGCCCATTTGTAGAATGCGATGTATTGGTAGGTTTCGCCATCGAGGACGGCGCGGAAGGTGTAGAGGGGAGCGGGAGGAGCCATTTTAGATTCCTGGCATGACGAGTTGGACTTTGGAAAGCCGCTCGTGGGAAAGTTGGATATATTTTCTGTTAAGTTCACAGCCGAAGTAATGGCGATGATGTTTGAGGGAAACTTCGCAAACGGTGCCAGAGCCATTGAACGGATCGAGAACGACATCCCCCGCCCTGCTGCCAGCGAGGATGCACGGTTCGATGAGATCGGGCGGGAAGGTAGCAAAATGCGCGCCTTTGTAGGGGCTGGTGGCGACGGTCCAGACATCGCGCTTGTTGCGGGCTGGGATGCCGTCTATTTCGTGGCCGAGCAGATTGCCTTCGGAATCGTAGTTTCCCGAATGTCCTTTGAAACCACTGCCCGAGATTCCGTAGGAGGATTGGGTGGACGAGCCATGATTTTGCATATCGGGAATTTGCGATTTGGTTGTGTAGCCGCGGATGGGTTCGGCGGTTTCGCCGCGATTGCGTTCGGAGGCATGTTTCTTTCCGATGGGAGGCATTTTGCGCGCCCAGCGTTCGCGCCCGACAACCGCAAGAGACTGCGGTCGTTGATCGGTGGGAGCAAACCCGTTTTTGTATTTTTCCGAGCCTTTCATTACGGTATCTTTGCGGCCATCGTAGTTGGCGATTTCGAGGATGGCTTCGTAATCGTAGTAATAGCGCGAGGATTTGGAGAGCATGAAAATGTATTCGTGCGACTTGGTGCAACGGTCGGTGACGGATTCTGGCATGGGATTGGGTTTCTGCCAGATGATGTCCTGGCGGAGGAACCAGCCATCAGCGCGGAGAGCGAAGGCGACCATCCAGGGAATGCCGATGAGGTCTTTGGGTTTGATGATTGGGTGTTTTCCGTCGGTGGGGCGTGTTTCGCCTTTTCCGCTGATTTGATGATATGACTTTTGGAGCGTATCGCGATCTTGATTTTCTGTTGACCATGCCTGCGATGATTGTCCTTTGCCGCCCCAGTATGAATCCCCGAGATTGAGCCAGAGAGTGCCGTCATCTTTGAGGACGCGCCAAACTTCACGAAAGACAGTGAGCAGGTTGGCGACGTAGGCTTCGGGGGAAGGTTCGAGGCCGATCTGATCGTCGAGGCGGAGCGCGCCACAAAGTTTGCATTGATGCTCGTACTGGCTGAACGTCGTCCCCTGATTAGAGAGTTGCTTCGATGATGCCATCGGATCACGTCCGCCCTTTTGATATTGATGTTTGCAGTTTGGATCGCCGCCGACCCAGCGGGCGGTGCCGTAATCGCGCAGTCCGTAATAGGGAGGGGACGAGACGCAACACTGGATGGATTCTGAGGCGAGCGGGATATTGACCGAATTTGCGTGAGCGATGATGTATGACATGCCGCGCATGGTATCATGGGGTGTACAACTTGTCAAGAGGAAGCCCCACCCCGTTCCTCCCCTTTAGGGAGGGAGAATTGGGGCTTGACAGTTATGCAACTATGGGGTTAGAATGGGCGCGAGGTGAAAACCATGCCACTGACAAATAAGGAAAAGAGCGCCGCACGGCGCGCGCAGTTGAACAAGATCGCCAATGCGCTGGGGTTCCAGACGTGGCGGAAGTTCGAGACCGAGATCAAGAGACAGTTTGCGGATAAGGATTTGAAGGTGATGGTGCAGAGCAATTTCGTGTACGGTATTCACTGGAAACCACCGCGCTAGTTGCCGCTGGCGCGTGGACGTTCCTCCCTCCCCCAATGTCCAGCCTGTCGTGAGCAGGCTGGACAGGGAGGGCGGTTTTTCTGAAAAACTGGAGAAGCAATGGGAAGACCCATGGATACGAATTTGGATGCGCGCAAGAGGATTTTCGAGTTTATTGTAGACTACAAGCGCGCACACGATGGAAACTCCCCCACTTCGCGTGAGATAGTGGAAGGCGCGGGAATCAGTTCGACGAGCGTGGTCCATTATCACCTGGGGGCGCTGGAGCGTGAAGGAAAGATTCGATTGGGGGATAGCAAGAGCCGACGGATCGAGGTGGTGGGAGGGGAATGGCAGTGGCATGAGGAATACCTAACCCCCAACCCCTTCCTTAGCAGGGAAGGGGAGCATATTGACAATTTGTAGTTTGGTTGTATAATTACTATATCCGCTGTGGTAGGCGGAAATACGAAAGGTCAAAGGCATGATGTTTTACCATCCCAATAATCCATCCTTCTCTCAGGCGGCTTTGGTAACTACCACGGCCGCGCGAGCGGTGTCCTTTGACCGCCAAGCCGCCGCAGAGAGGGATGGATTTTTATTTGGAGAAGGAGAGACCAGATGAGCGTCAATGTGATCGCACGCGTGTTGTGGACGGATATTCCCGATTTGGATGGGATCCACAAGAACGGGAAGGCTTACAAGGTATCGGCAAGCACGGCGAAAATCACCATGGTTGCCATTGCGGACAGCGCCGACGATTTTGGGGAGAACAGCTATAACTCAATTGAAACTCTCGCCAAAAAGACATCCTTGAAGCGCAGGAGTGTGCCGCGTGTGGTGCGCGCGCTGGAGCAAAACGGATGGTGTTTTTATAGGGGATTGAGCGTGTATGGGACCAACAATTATTCAGTAAATATGACAAAATTGGGTTTCCCGCCTGAAAAAAGGGCAACGGTTGGGAGACCGAAAACTAGTGACTCTAGTAACATTTTGCCGAAAACTAGTGACTCTAGTAGTCAAAAAGGCTATTTAAGTCATCCGAACCGTATTAAAGATAATAATAAGTTGGCCAAACTGACGGAGATGTATGAGCAGACCATCACGCTCGCATCTGACATCTATACCAAGCAGATGTTGGAAGATGAAGTTGACAACTATCCGCTGGAGTGGTTCGAGGCGGCTTTCAAGGTTGCCGTGGAAAAGAACGCGAGGAACTGGAGTTATGTGAAAGCGGTTTTGAAAGGCTGGAAGGATCATTATTTTGGATGGAAGCCAGGCGACAGGCAGGGACAGAAGCCGACGACCCCGCGCGAACCCGTCCAACCGCAAGGGGATGATGGCCGCGAGATGACGAAGCCCGAGATGTTGAAGCGACCGCGAATTGCGGTGGAGGCATGAGATGAGTTGGTGGTATCCGTATAAAATTGTTCCGCGCGGAACTATAACCTTTTCTGTTCCTGATGATTCTCGTGAACCGATGGAGAGCGAGACCAAGCCCGATGGCATGTGGTGGGGTCCGTTTCACTGCAAGGAATGTGCGATCTCATGTGGAAGTTTTGGAAAGACAGAAGAACAAGCGCTCGCGGGAAACCACGGAACAGACGACGAGCGCTTTTTTCAATTTTTTTCAATGTAAGGATGATGATGCCATGACAGACTACTTCCCCCCTGCCCCTCCAGAGATGGATACTGCAATCCCCGTTGCGCCGACGATCCCGCATAGCCGCGAGGCCGAGGAAGCGGTGATCGGGTCGGTGATGATCAACCCTGACGCGTATTACGAGGTGGCGGAGGTGTTGAAGCCAGGTGACTTTTACATTCACCGATTGCGCTGGTGTTATGAGGCGTTCCAGAAGTTGCATGAGCGCAGGATGCCCATTGACCTGCTGACGGTGACGCAGGAGTTGGAGGCTCGGCAGTTGCTTTCGGAGGCGGGCGGACCTGCCTACCTGACCGCCCTGCTCGCGCAGGTGCCGACCAGCCTGAATGCTGTTGCTTATGCACAGATAGTGAGAGGGCACGCGGCGCGGCGGAAGATGATCGAGGCGGCAAACGCGATTGCGAAGGCGGCCTATGATACGGGGCAGGACGCGTCGATTTCACTGGCGGAGGCGGAATTGGCCTGGAGCAGGACGCGCAACGATGTGGACCACACGTCCCTGCTGGGAGCGCGTCAGATGATGAGCGCGGCGTGGGATCGGTATGCAGCGATTGTGGCGCTGGGCCGTCCGCCTGGAATCATCACGAATCTGCTGGATTTGGACCGCATCCTGCACGGATGCAAGTATGGTCGGTATTACATGATCGCAGGCCGACCTGGAGACGGCAAGAGCGCTTTGTTGTTGACGCTGGCAAGGAATTTTTGCAAACACGAGAAGAAAAGCGTGCTGTATTTTTCCATTGAGATGCAGGAGAGCACGGACGACGGCGATATGATCTCGGGCGGGGAACTTTCGGAGAGGCTGCTGGCGATGGAAAGCGGGATCGACTCGACGGCGATTTCGGATGGACGGTTGAAGGAGGATGAGGCGTTGAAGTTTACTCGTGCCATCGAGAAAATATCAGACTGGCGCTTTACTGTGGACGACGACCCTGGCGTGACCCCAGACCAGATGATGGCCAGGGCGTTGCGGGTGAAGAACGAGATTGGGCTAGACGTGATAATGGTGGACTATTTGCAGATCACGGAAAGCGGCGCGAGGTTTGGGACACGCGCCGAGGAGGTTTCGTACCTTTCGAAGCGGTTGAAGCGGATGGCGAAGGAGTTGAACGTGGCGCTGATCGTGGCGGCGCAGGTGAACCGTTCGTTTGCGGCACGCGGCGATAAGCGGCTGATCCTTTCTGACTTGAAGGAGAGCGGAAGCCTGGAGCAGGACAGCCACGTGGTGATGTTCATCCAGCCGACGGAAAACACGACGATGAAGGAGATCGAAGTGGCGAAGCACCGCGGCGGGAAGGTGGGGAAGTGCGAATTGTATTATGATGCGCCCTGCACGGAGTTCCGCAATGGGACGCGCAGGGACGAGGAAGCAGTCTATTGGTGGCAGAAGAACGGAAACGGCCACAATGGAAACGGTAAACACTAAAGGAGTGATGATGTCTGATATTCAAAACCAGACCCCCTACCCCACTGGTCCTGCGGCATTGTTCCACGCAGCCGCGGTGACGGAAGGAACGCGCGTGGAGATTTGGGCGTATTGCCCAATCTGTTGGGACCGAACCGCGCAGGTGTACGAAAGCGATGAAGGAAAGTTCGAGTGTTATCGCTGTGAGACCTGCGGGACTATTCACAAAATTGCCGTGAGGTGAAGCATGATGAAACGAGCCTGGTTTTGGTTTGGAATGGCGCTGGTTTCCATTCCCCCCGTATTGACGCTGGTCATCTATCTTGCCAATACAAGATGAGCAAGTATCACAATCGAAAAACGGAAGTGGACGGCTTTGTGTTCGATAGCCGTCGGGAAGCGAACCGTTATGTTGAGTTGAAACTGTTGGAGCGGGCTGGCGAGATAACTCATCTTGAGTTGCAGCCGAAGTTCGAGATGGTTGTGAACGGGATGAAAATCTGCGATTACTATGCCGATTTCCGCTACCAGGAAGGAGAGAAAACCATTGTCGAGGACGCCAAAGGCGTGAGAACGGACGTGTTCCGTATCAAGAAGAAACTTTTGAAGGCCATCCATGGCATTGATGTTGTAGAAGTTTGAAAGGAGAATTTGTAATGAAAGGCAACAATCAAACCCAAAAGTACATCCCCATCCGCCAGAAGATCAATGAGCGGAAGGCCGAACAGCGCAAGCAGAAGGCCATCACGTTCAGCGACTTCAAGGCCGACTTCAAACGCAGTCCGATGATCTTCGTCGGTCTGGGTGGAAGCGCGTTCTTCACGGCGCTGATGGGTCTGTTCATCGGCCTGGCCCCCCGCATTGCCGATGACGGGACGTTCATCCTGTTCGGAGGTGCGGAAGGCCTGGGCAACGTGATCATGGGCATCTTCTTCGGCCTGCTGTACGCCATCACCTTCCCCATCCTGGGCGAGTGGGGCGTGTATTACTGGCACAAGCGCGCCAGCCTGCGGGACGAAGGCAACAACACGCAGATGCTGATCGGGTATGCGATGGTCGGAATCACTGGAATGTTCGTGGTGGTGACGGCTGTAGCAGCCGCGACCGTGCTCGCCTCCCTGCTCCACACCTTTGAAGCCTTCCGTGCAATTCCTGAATGGGCGCAGAAGTGGACCGTGTTGGTGATCCCGATTGCGTTTGCGCTTCATGCTGGGTCGAATATCTGGTATGACCACGTTTCGGCATGGTCGGAGGAGCGGCGCGAGATGGAGCGCTCTTTGCAGACCGCCCAGAACGAAGCCGAGAACCGCATCATGCAGGCGCGTTTGAAGGCAAAGGAAGATGCTGCCATTGCCGCGGCGGAAGCCTACGAGCAATACGCATCCGCTGGCGCGAAGAAGGCTGGGCGCGAGATCGGCGAACGCGCCTGGAGGCAGGATAGGACCGAGATGGGCGGCGACAGCGACGGCGACGGGATCCCGAACGTGGTGGATTCCGATGATGGCCGAGCGCAATCTGCCCACACGCCTATCCAAGCGAATGTCAGCAGACAACCAGCAAGCAGACCAAGTCCCCGTCCCATGTCCGTGCCAACCAATCCATACAATCCTGGGACCGATGATCGCGTTCCAGTCGGTTTCAGTGATATCGATTTCAGTGATAACGGCTCGGACCCTATCAAGCGGTAGACCACGCCGACGAATGGTCTACCAGTAGTGAAAATGTCGAGGAGATGCCTTCTTACTATGAGTTAGAAGGCCTCTCCTCCATTCCCAACGCGTTAGGAGAAAATTTCCTAACGCTCCCAACGGAGGAAGTAAGCCATGACAGCCAATTTGAAATCCGATCTGACTGGCGCATCGAGCGTAGAAACGACAGAAAGCCTGTCGGCTACGCCATCTTCAAGCGTGGAAAGCCCGTCTACATCGGGTATGTGGGATTTCACTCCAAGCCTAAAGACGGATTCCCAACCTACGAAGAAATCGCAAGTCGAGGTTGAGACCCAGGCTGGCGTGCTTTTGGCGTTCGCTTCCAGGTTAGGAAAACTTGTGGAGTGGAGAAAACTGGCGTTAGGAGACGGGCGGGAGGTATATGCGCTCTGCTTCCCGCTCTCTCACTGGACAGTGGATGACGTTAGTAAAAAGTTGATGCCGCGTTAGGAGGCGTTAGGAAAGATGCAGTTCATTATCGGCGTGGCGCAAGACGTTAGGAACAGGCTGGCCAGCCTACAGACGGGAAATCCTAACGAGTTAGTAGTTATTTCCTGTTGGGAATTTCCTAACGCGGAGATCGTGGAAAGGTGCGTTCACCAAAGGTTCGACGGCGTTAGGAAACGCGGCGAATGGTTTCTCCTAACGCGTTTGGATTTGGCGAACTTCGAGAAGATTTGCGCCGCGTTAGGAGGCGTTAGGAACAAGGATTTTGACAGGTCGAAGGCGAACCAAGACGAGGTAGAGGAAGCCGACGACTTTGCCGAGGATGTGCTGGAGACCGTGAAGGAAAGCAAGTGGGATTTCGAGAAGATGCACGCGGATGGATGGTACATGGAAAAGGCAAGCAACGGCAAGTACACGGATCGGTATTGGGCGTGGCGACGCGGCAAAATTCCCAACAGAGAATATGCCTACGGCGGAAAGATCGCTGATTTGCCGCTACCCTTTGACGAGATGAGGAGAAAATTCAAGCGATGAATAAAAAGCGGATCGTGCTCATTTTGGCCGCACTTCTTACTTTTGGATGCAATGGAATATTGCTAACGCCTGTTCCAAACTCTCCTAACGCGTTAGGAACGGGATTACAGATGGAGTTAGGAGAGTTAGGAACGCCTGAACCGCGTTGGGAAACCATGATCGTGTGTAATGTGAAGGCGGAATTGGGATTGAACCTGCGGACGGAGGCTGGCACCGGCGCGGAGGTGCTGGAAGTTGTTCCTAGCGGGACGGAAGTTGAGACGTTAGGAAATTCTGTTATGAAAAGCGGCGGGAAATGGACCGAGGTGCGCGTTGGGAAAATCTCTGGCTGGGTGAATGCGAGGTATTTATGCCAGCCGTGAGGAAGCAGGATCCGTCGCATGTGTTTCGGGACAGGCGCAGGAAGCGAGTGAGCGGTATAGACAAACGCATCGAGGAGTTGGGAGAGTTGAACGATGAGTTTGTGCGCCTGATGGCGTTGCCCGAGGTGGACGAGGACGGGATGACGAAGCTCGCGCAGAGGTATTATGACCGCGGGATGAAGGCAATGGCGCTGAACATATTGCGCGATGCTGGTCTGGACGAGAGCGCGCTACGCGTGCGAAGTGTAGATATGTTATAATTTAGGTGGACGAAAGGAGATCGCCATGTTTGAATTTGAAGTAACTTCCGAGTTCCTGCTTATCCTGGTGGCTGGCGCTTTGGCCATCTTGTTCGACTACTTCCCGTGGATTGCGAAGTGGTTCGACGGCCAGAAGGAATCAACCAAGAAACTGCTGAACGCGGGTCTGCTGTTCGTTTTGGCGGGTGTGCTGTTCGGCGGGGACTGCGCGGGCTGGTTCGTGACGAACCTGGTCTGCACCACCAAGGGCTTCTTCGACACGCTTGTCGTTGCGTTCTTTGCAGTGAGCGTTAACTATGGTCTCCACAAGGCGACGAAGCCGAGCGAGGCGTTGAAGGCGAAGATGTTTGGCAGCGGGGATCCATCGCTGGGATAGCAGGCAATTGACGACATGGCCGCGGGTGGGCGCGGCTTCTTTTTTACATCATCGGAGGCGACATGCCAACAGGAGGACAGAATATCTATGCAGATGCTTTGAGCGCAAAGTTGCGAACGCCAATTACGAGCAATAAACAGGAACGTGAATTGCTCTCTGACATTGGGATGCTGGTCGTCGATCTATCTGGCAAGGTTGGCAGGATGGACGAGACGATCTACGGGAACGGGAAGACGGGGATGCGTGACCAGTTGATCGCGCTTTCTGGCAAGATGGATGAGATGCGCCAGATCATTGGGAGAGTGGAACCGATGCTAGAGCGCGTGAAGATGCGAAAGGCAGATTCCACGACCCAGGAAGGCGGGACAGATTGGTTCCGAATTTTTGTGCGTTATTTTGTGGATAAGGTTCTGCCCGCGCTGATCATCTCTGCCATTGTTTCCTATGTGGCGTTTCAGTTTGCGCTGGCAGTGTTCTTGAAAACGCCACCATAGGACGACCATAGGACGACCATGAGAATTACCGAGAGAATCACTTACGGCGTAAAACAGGCGGTCCAGGACGTGTTGCGGCTGAATGCCTCCACGGGCGAGACGCTGAACGGGACGGACCACTCGCATTATGACTGGGTGGGGGACGGTGGAATCCACGTGCCGATCCAATATGATACGGCACACGGAAACGGGATGGTGTTTGCCATTTTGAAGGTGGTGAACGGGGCGATCATCCAGAGTTTTGCTGAGGAGGAATTTGCAAGGGCAAACGGTTCGAACGAGTTGACTATTCCCTATATGTGGCCGTACCCTGTGAAGTATATTTCGGCTGCGTCGCAGGCGCAGAAGTATTATCAGGTGATGAAGAAGTATCCAGGCAGGACTATCGCTTTGGATGCAGAGGAGACGCCAGGATACCCGAACCCGCAGGGGGGAGACCATGAGGCGGTGATCCGTGAGTATTGGAAACTCGTCCCAGGGCAGAAATTCATCCTGTATAGCCGGCTGGATTACATCCTGAGCAATGGGTTCAATACGGCGTTCTTCGCGCAGTTCCCGCTGTGGCTTGCGCGTCCAGGGACGTATGAGCCTGTGGCGCCTTCGGCGTGGACGAAGTTGGGGAAGTCGTGGGAGATATGGCAGAATAGTTGGACGCTTCCCGCGCCGGCGTATGGCGTGACGAACGGGAAGAAGGTCATTGATGGAAATGTGTTCCGCGGAGGAATTGCGGAGTTGCAAGCCCTTTTCGGTTATGAAGCGACCGAACCACCCACCCCGGAGGTGAAAATGAACAGAGTGACGATTGTGTACAAAGACGGCGCGAACATTCGAAGCGCGCCCGTTGTTTCTTCGAGCACGTATCTACGAACTGTTGCGACTGATACGATATTCGAGACGAATCTCGGGGAGACGACGGACGCGGCGGGGAACCGCTGGATCCGCGTGACGGAAAGCCCCGCGGAGTATGTCTGCACGTATTACGGCGGGGTTTTGCGGGCAAGCGTGGAGCCGATCATCTCTACGAATAACCCGCGTGCCGACGTGCGATTGACCGCCCAGGACGGAAAGGTGTATTCTGGGTCGGTGGAGTTGACGCAACAATGACGCTTGAAGTTGTGATTACCTGGCCGACGGTCCAGCCGCCACCTCCCCAAACGGGTGAGTACCTCATCATCGGCCTGCATGATTATCAAGCAAACGACCCGCTAGGCTATCCATACACTGACAAACCGTACTATCCCCGCAACTGGCCATCGCGTCCGTCGGTGCCGGAAGTTCGCCGCTTTCAAAACCCTGATGACAGGTTGTATTTGACCGAGGGTATCGAATGGCTTTGGGCGTTCCTGTATAAACTCCGTAATCCAGCATGGTCTCTTGACACGCTAAAATTTTATTTTCGCCGCATGACGACAACAGACAGGGCGTTCACGAACAAAGTGGCTTGGAACACGCCGAAAGAGCCGCGTCATTCGTGGGTGCTGAACGAAAATCCGAAGGCGCGGCCTGTCCAGTTGCTCGGCATTGTCACGCCTGGGGGCAATCATTTCCGCTATAGCGGGCGGGATAAAACCATCGTGAAGGACGGTCAGCGGCTTCCGTGTACGGGCGTCTGGAATCTGGACTACGACTGGCTGACGGCTAATATCACCAAAGACAACGCGGAGGAGTTTGCGCGAACGCTTCCAGATTGGCTTGTTTTTACGGCGCGGATTGTCCACCCTGAAAAAATTGGCGCGCCTGTGTCGGGCGCGCCAAATGGGGTATTTAAGATTACAAATTTTGATGGGGATTTCCGCGTACCGATGATTACAACTGCCGGACGGCAGTCGGTCGTGGACGGATTTTTTGTCCGTGAGAATTGGTTGCAGTCAAACAGGCTGAAGGCGATTTAGGTTCTGCCAAGCTTGCAAGGAGCCTTTCTGGATCAATTTGATAAATTGGAATCCCGTAAAGCTGCCCAACTTTTATAAATAAACTATTGTTCAAATCTGGCTCGTCAATAGAAACAATAGTCCTTTTTGAACAAACGAGTTCAAGTGGATTTGAGACTAGGACAACATAAGCACGAATTTTGTTTTGCAAGGAAGCCACCTAACGGCTCGCGTCAGCGGCGCACCGCTTCCGCATTGCCCTGATTTTTCGCGCGCCCAGCGGTGCGTCCGCCTGCACGCATTGTTAGGCTTCGCCCCGTTAGCAAGGTATACATTTGGCAAAACTGCTCAATCGTGGTGACGTGTGGCAATGCCAATTTATAGCCAGGCAAAACGAGCCAAGCCAAAACGGGATGGTCTGGATGCTCTCCAAAAATCACAGACAGACGGCTATCTTTCAAGCCGCGCCCATCACCCTTGACAGGAGCATACCACTCGAAGAAGCCGCCATCCCAAGCGGGATTCCAGTTGATTTTTTTACAGCCGAGTTTTTGCAATTCTTCTTGGTTCATAAGACAGAAGCCTAACGGTTTGCGTTACTGGCTTGCGCCACTAACTTGATTACTTTCAGGAGCGACGGCTGGCGCAAGTCCAGTGCACGCGATGTTAGCCGCCGCCTTTGCCTAAAAGCGTTTCGTTTAGCGGCATACAATCAAGCCCGCCACGATAAGGGGCAGTGTAGACCCAACACACCACGCCCGCTTCGTTATCAATATATCTTTCTACGCTTGTGCCAGTGTATTCGCCAGTTGGAGAACCACAACTAGACAAGCCAAGAGCGACAACAAAAACAACAATGAGCAAAACTAACTTTTTCACTTTGATACTCCTTTCCGCACGAAGGCGGCTAACTGTGTCTTATACGGACGTTTTCCGTATAAGACCCCAAATCGGCGGCATATACGGAATTTGTGGATTTGACTAACATTTTTAATCTCCGCAGAGGGCTGAGGTTTGGATCCAATGGGCGGGCTGGATCATGGTCCATCCGTTGAAGTGTTCGCGGGGGACGACGTAGGAATTTTCGGGAAGGGTGTAGAGGGGGATGGCGCTCGTATCGGGGCGGCCATAGACGGAGGTGGCCTGGCAGGTGCTTTCGATCTCGGCGGAGTAGGGGGTGGGCTCCCAGGCGGCGCCCGCGTAGGGTTCGGGGGTGGCGGGGGTCGCGTTCGTGGGGGAGGAGGAGGGGGCGACGATCTGGGCGCCGACGACGCGGGGAGGGTGTTCGCTGGTGATCTGTAGGAAGAGGCCGACCAGGGCGAGGGTGAGAATTGCGACGGTGATCCAAAAGCCAGGTTCGCGGTATTGGGAAGGTTGCATGGGGTGAGTGTACAACCAACGGGTGATTCTGTCAAGGTTGACGGGAATTTTAGTATGTGATATTATCGGATACATGGGCAGACCAAAGTCACAGTATGGACGTAAACTTTCGGCCATGGTGAGTACGCAGATGTTGGCGGAGCTGCTGGCCATCGGTTATTTGAACGGGCACGGGCACGAGTATGCCGCGTCCTTGCGGATGATCCTACGGCCCGCGTTGAAGTCATACATTGACGGGCTGGGGGAGAAGGAACGCAAGGATTTTGACGAGATTTTGAGAAACGTGTACCTGTTGGCGCTGAAAGAGGAGCCAAAGGACGAGGATTATATTGACCCTGGCGAGGAGATTTTCAGGCCGCCGAGAGGAATAAAAGTATGAAGATTTCAACGATGGTCTGCGCGCTGGGCTGGGGGAGTGTGTTCGTGTTATGGTGGGCGTGGCTGATGGGGGCGCTGGAGGTGGGAACGCTTTCGATCTGCGCGATGGTGTTCTTTGTGCTGATGGGCGCGGGTGGGGGCGTGATGATGCTCAGTAAGCCGACGAAATAAAAAAAGCCCCTCCAAACGGAGGGGCTTTTTGTTACGGCTTGGGCTTGGGCTTGGGCTTGGGCTTGGGCTTGGGCTTGGGCTTGGGCTTGGACGGTTTGATGGCGGGCTTGACGGGTGTATCCCACGTGATCTTGAGGCCTGGGATGTTCTGGAGGGCAGGTGAGGCGGGCGGGAGTTTGAGTTTCCCTTTGGGGTCGTAGACGTAATGTCCATCACGATGTTTTTTGAATGGCATGGGGGTCTCCTTTTCTGGGTTGGGATGTCTGGATGTACATTCGGATGGTGTCGTAGGACCACCCGAATTTTTCGAGTTCGTAGGCCTGGCCTTCGGCGCAGGTGGCGATGATGGCGACGTTTTTGCCGCCGACGTTGTAACAGTTGCGGGCGAAGTAGGGGGTGCCTTCGGGGAAGGGTTGGAAGCAGTGAAGGCCGCAGAATTGGCAACAGGGTTCCATGGGAGTCTCCTAGTAGGTGGGATCGGTGAATTTGTCGGACTGGACGATGCCGCGGGCTTCGAGTTCGTGGCGGAGTTTGCGTAACTCCAGTTCCATCTTTTCGGCGCGCTGTTCGGCGAGGGTGACTTTGTTCCCGAGTTCCTGGGCGCGGAGGGTGAGGAGTTTGTTCTGGGCGCGGAGGTTGGCGGTGCGGGCGTTGAGGTTTTCAATGCGGGCTTCTTCCAGTTCGGAGCGCTCTGCCCCTCCCCAGAGGCTATCGAAGAGGCTGGCGGAGGAGAGGAGGAGTTTGGTCCAGTCGGCGTTACGGACGGCGAACGGGCGTGACTTGCGGACGATTCGGACGCGAGGGGTGAAGATTGACATGGGGTTATATCCTTCGTATAGTCATGTTGGCGCGATGAGGAAGCGGGGAGATACTTTCTCAAAGTCGTTCAGGGTGAATCTCGCCTTTGTGGGGCACGTGGACAATGCGCTTGAGGGCGGCGTGTCGGATGGCGTCGGGTCGGCGATCATAGCGGGCGGTGGTTTTGATGTCTTTGTGGCCTACCACCTTCTGGGCGACTACGGGGTCGGTGTCATCTATCAGGTTGGAGATGAGGGTGCGGCGGAAGTCGTGCCAGGTGAGGGGTTCGGGGATGCCTGTCTCTACCCAACGGGCGAGGAGGATTTTGCGGAGGGCTTCGCCCGAGAGGCGTCCAGCGGGGCGCATTCGGCCTGATTTGAGGATGGGGATGAATACGCGGCCTTCGTCCAGGGTGATGCGACGGTCCAGCCAGAGGCGGAGGCGGGCGACGGTGCCGTCGAAGATGTCGGAGGTGAGGTCGCGGCTGCCTTTGGTGTTGTGGAAGGTGAGGATCCAGTGGTCGTCGTCCTTCTGGGTGATGTCGGCGAGGCGCAGGGATGCGAGTTCTTCGCGCCGACGGCCTGTAGCAATGGCGACGGCGAAGAGGGCGGCGTCACGGTGGCCAGCGGGGGAGGGGTCACGGTCGCAGGCTTCGATGAGGCGGTCGAATTCGGACTGGGGGATATATCGGCCGCGAGGGAGGCGGTCGCCTGATACGCCTTTGACGGTGAGGACGCGGGCGGCTTGTTTACCGATGAGGGTGGCGGTTTCGTCGCTCATGTGGTCGGCGGCGAGGTCGGCGATCTTGCGCGCCCACCATCGGACGGCGGCAAGGTGCTGGTTGATTGTGGCGGGGGAAAGTTGGCGCTTTTGGAGGTGGGATAGATAGGCTTCAACCAGGGTTTTTGTGACGGGCTGGTCTTTGCGCCAATTCTCGAATCGCTGTAGGGCTGCCCAGTATTGACGGCGGGAGTGGGGTGATTTGAGGTAGGGGTCGGCGGCGAGGGCGGCGCGGATGGTTTCGAGGGAGGAGGTGCGGGAGAGGATGATCGGGGAGGTCATGTTATCCTTCTTCGGCTTGCGGGGGGGGTGGGATAGGCGCTCTTACTCCATATTGATTGTCCGACTCATAGTGGGCAATTTGCCACAGCCCGCCATGAGTCGGCTCGACGCTGTGTTAGTGGGCGTCATCGTCTTTCTTTTTCGGTCGTCCACCAGAGCGCCCATTCTCCGCAGATGTTTTTGATTTCTTCGGAGATTTGATTCGACCAAGAGCAGCGGCGGCGTTTGATACCGCCAATGCTTCTTCAGTTTCGCGTTGTGGCAATGTTCGGATACCCCCTGCATTGCCTTGCACATAATTACCATTGGCGAGGCGGATAAGTGCGCCTGTGCCAGTTTCGCGGGTGACAATGCCGAGGGCTTCTGCATCTTTGGGGAGTGGCATCACTCCCCAATATAGTTTCCAGTTTCCAGATTTTTTGATGGTCAACATGGCGCACATCCTTATTGCAACAGCTTGTGGTATTCGGCGCTCAGGCGGTTCCACTCTTCGCGGGCTTCGATGATCGCGACGTTGTTCCAGCCTTGTGCAAATAGTTTGTTGTATTTATCTTCGGCTTCGCGCATCTTACCTTCTGCGATTTCAAGCGGGGTCATCTGGGCGGCAAACTGAGCCTTGCAAATTGCGTCGAGTTCCGCGTACAGGTCAGAGGGGATTTGCAAGTAGGGAGCGGGAGCGCCTGTGATCTGCAAAACCTTTTTACCCTGCACAACCGCAAAACCTTTGACGCCGTAGGATGTGCCGTTGATAAGTGCGGTTCCGTTGACCTTGTAATTTTCAATGGTCAGTTCGGCGGTTACATCTTTGCCTGTCGGGGTTCGGAATTGCTTATTGATTGTTGTCATTTGGTCATCTCCTTGTTTGATGTTGTTAGTATAATACCTAACGTTAGGTTTGTCAAGGGTGCGGAACAAGCCCACTAACGGTTTGCATAAGCGGCGGGGCGGGTTACGCTAACCACCTTCGCCTATAAATGTTGTCTGTGCGCCAGACTCGCCCGTTGTGGGAGGGCGATAGCCCCGTCCGCCTTCATGCGGTGTTGGGTTGCGTTCGGAGAACCATTTTGCGCCCTGTGATTGAGCGGCTTTGATGCGAGTTTCTGCAACCTTGAACCATTTAGTATCTTGTTCGCTTCCGATGAAATCACAATCACATTCCATCGAAGCCACTCCCGTTGTGCCACTACCCATGAACGGATCAAGCACCACCGAACCAGATTGCAACTCGCAAGCCTGAATAATTCTGGCTATAAGATCAACTGGCTTTTCTGCTGGATGCCCTGTTGGTTTATTTGCACTCCATAAGCATTCCCAAATATCGGATGTTGCACGATCTTGGTGATTGGATGAGCCAGCCGCTAAAATATAAGGGGGGTCTGTGATGACACAATCCACGCTTGCCGCTGGGATGGTGGGCAGAAGTTCCATACAATCCTTTTCGTGAATAAAAAATTTTCTCATTGTAAAAGTTTTTCCGCTTCTTGTTTGGCTTCAGCTTCATCGGTATAAATGCCGTGAATATTTTCAGATTTCAAACCGCCGAGAAACTGCAATTGCAAGCCGTGAATATCTGACTTGAAAAGAATATCGCCAAGTGTGCTGACTCTCGTCGGCTTTGTGACAATCCAGAACTTTTCTATTTTCATCGTGGCTCCATTTCAGCAACCCAACATGGGGATGACGGACCAGACGCGGCCGACTTTGATCTCGACGCGCTTGTAGTGGATATGTTCACGGCCTGCCTGATAGCGGGCTTCACGGTTTTCGTCCATGGCCGACTTGGGGGAGGTGGCGCGGACAAGGACGCTGAATGGCTGGAATGTGCCAATGGCAGAGACGGCGCGGTCGGTTCCTGATAAGCGGTAGATGTTCATGGTTACTTCCCTTCGGCTTCACGGATGGCAACGCGGGCGGCATTCATGCACTTGTGATAGAACGCCTGTTCGTGTTTCATCATGGCCTGGCGTACTTGCGGCATGTTGCACATTCCCTCTAATTGCTGGAGGGCGGCAAGCAGGGCGGGGGCGGCTGCAATGATGGCGGCGTCGTCGGCGTAATAGGTGACGGCTACATTGTCACCATCTTCGGAGATGACGAGGCCTTGCGAATCGTTTCCCATTTTCGCAACGTGCCAGGGGGCGGGGGTGTGATTGTTTTTCATGGGGGCGGGTCCTTTCGTTACGTGAGTTTTTTTTTGTGGGCGAGTCTCTCGCCCTCCATGATCCCCAGCAGCGGCGAGGAGGGTCACTGCTGGAGACGGGGGAGGGAGGAGTGATTACGTGACGTTTTCGCCCGTCAAGGTGGACGGTGACGGGAGCGGCGTTACAGACGAGGCGGGGCGTTTGTCGTAAAGGAATGATTGTGCAGGAAAACCGAGCCTTTTCACTACGATTTCTCCTCCGAGCCTGCCGAGATGTCTTTCTACTGGACATCCAGCGTATATTTCTGCCGCCTCTTTGGGGCTAGGCGCTTCGATAACTGGCAGTTTTTCAAAGATGTTTTTGGACGTGTCGAGGGTTATTTGGTATTTCATGGTATCTCCTTTTTTTGATTCGTGAGTGATTTGTCTGATTAGTTGCGATAATACTACAGTTGTACATCCGTGTCAAGGGTTACGGGGGAATTGGTACCCGTTATTTTCAGGCCGACGGGGCCGCGGCGCTGGATGTTCAGGATTGGAGGAGCGGCATAAGCAGGGCTTCGCGCTTTCCGTCCGTGATGATGATTGGGGCGGATTCGCTGGCGAGTTGGATCGTCACGTCGTCGGCCATGCCTGAAAGCGCGTCCAGGATGAAGCGGGGATTAAGCGCTATGGTGAGGTCCGCGCCAATGTGCTGATAGTTCTCGGTGATGGAGGTCCGCACGGTGCCGAATTCCTCTGATGTCGCGCTTACGTCCGCGCTGCCGTTGAAGTAGATGGTCACGCAGTCACGGTTCATTTTGGCGGCCTGTTTGACGGCCTGCTTAAGCGCGGGGCTGGGGATGGTGACGAGGTTATCCGTGACGGGGGGATAGGCTTGTTGCCATGGGAATGGGACAGGATCGGCGGAGGCGGGAAGGGTGAGGTCACGATGGAGGCGACGCCCGTCCGCGGAGATATTGCCATAGACTTTTGCTAGGGCGGGCCGTCTCTGCGCTTCTTCGCCTTTGGCAGTGGCCAGGGATAGCCATTTATCGGCAACGGGGGCGGGGGCTTCCGTGGTGGATTCGGAGAGGTCCAGGCGGCATAAATGCGCGTCATTCTCTGGCTTGCGATAATAGAGGATCTGAAATGTGCGAGGTTGACCGTCTGGATACTCCCATAAGCGGATTCCGTCGGGGGTGATTTCCAGGGCTGCGCGAGGGTGCGGGTTTTTCTTTGTGGACTTGTCCCAAGTTTTGAGTACGTCGCGCAAAGTTGCGATTTGCACGGGGGCATTCTGGGCGCCGACGGTCACATAGTCGGCACGGTCCAGTTCGCGGATTGCCTTGATCATGTTCTCGGGGAGGAAGTACACGCGGGCGGGGTTATCTGTGCTGGGGCGGATCGTACAATGGACGCGGGGCGGTTTTTGATCGGGGTTTTTCATGGCTTTGCCTTTCGTGAGGGGGTGAGCACGTTTTGCCGACGTGCGGAGACTCGCCGTCTCCATGTGTCCCGCCCTCGGTGGTGAGGGCGGGATTAGCAGGAGCGAGGGGTTAATTCTGTTTCTGTTTTATGCGCGGCCAAACAGGAAACATACAGCGATGATTGCCAAAGGCAGGACATATATAGCGGGGAAAATGTCAATCATGTTACCCTTCTACTTCGAGAGCTTTGAGCATGGGGATGACGGACCAGACGCGGCCGACTTTGATCTCGACGCGCTTGTAGAGGATATGGTCACGGCCTGCCTGATAGCGGGCTTCACGGTTTTTGTCCATGGCCGACTTGGGGGAGGTGGCGCGGACAATGGCGCTGAATGGCTGAAATGTGCCAATGGCGGAGACGGAGCGGTCGGTTCCTGATAGGCGGTAGGTGTTCATGGCTATTTCCCTTTCGTTTCGTGAGTTTTTTGTGGGCGAGTCTCTCGCCCTCCATGATCCCCAGCAGCGGCGAGGAGGGTCACTGCTGGGGACGGGGGAGGGAGGAGCGTTTACACCTCTTTGACCATTTTGTGGATGTTTGTGTCAATGATGAACCTGAATTCGGAGCGGTTTCTATACTCTTCTTTTGGGACCTCGAAGCAAGCACGCTCTTGGTTCTCGCCGCGAATAGCGCAGACGTGGACCATGCCAGGGGTCACGCCTTCCTTCCAGTCTCCAAAGGCGCCGGCGGCTAGAAAATCGGATGCGTGATTTTTGTAAAATTCCTGTTCGCGGAGGGTGCGCGAGTTTTCAGCCGTGACATTTTCGCCCGTCAAAGCGGCATAAATGTCAGGATACCAGTCACGGCATACCTCGCGCGCGTGCTTTATGGATTCTTCGGGGTCGGTTGCGCCGTAGGGTTTCTGGTATACAATTTCAGGCAGGGCGGTCACTGCTATGCTATATTCGCAGTCTTCTTCATAGTAGGGGCGGCGGGCGATTTCTGGGATTCTCTCCAGTTCGCTGGGCGAGAGGTGTAAATATCCGTGGGATGGGGTGTTTTTCCAGTGGCACATTTTATATTTCCTTTCATGAGTGATTTGTCTGAGACGTGAGTTTTTTGTGGGCGAGTCTCTCGCCCTCCATGATCCCCAGCAGCGGCGAGGATGGTCACTGCTGGAGACGGGGGAGGGAGGAGCGATTACACTTTAGTTTCCGTTTCTGTTTTGATGTGGCCTTGACTCGCCTAGTACCAAATGGAGGAGTTAGCAATTGTGCGACGTTTGTCAACCCGTCGCAATCGGTCCGTCTTACCTGCTCGCTAGTGACCTTCCGGGCGTCTCTTTGGCGGGCAGTCCTGCCGACTGTTTGCGCTCTGTGCTGGCTAGGCTATCAAGGTGCTGTTTGTCTAACTATCTACAGTATAGCATAGTTGCGCAACCTTGTCAAGAGGCAATTTTTGACATTTTTGAAAGTACGTAAGAAAGACCACCGACTTTTATGATCCAAAAAAAATTTTTATACCCAAAATTTTTATTTTGGCAAGCCTAAATTCCAGGCTGAAAAAGTCGCAAGTTGTTATAATTTCCATTATCGCAACTAATAAACAAGCATAAAAACATTTGTTCTAAAACGGTTTTTATTCTGTTTTTGCTTTTTGTATATGCACCACCTGACTTACACAAAATCCAAAAATTTGAAATGGCAATAGTTTTAGGCGATAAAATCGGATGTGCGATGGTGTATAATACTGGCGAGGAGATAAGTAATGGTTCAAGACTACCTCTCTGACACAGTGATGGCCGCCATGGGAATAGACCTATCCGAAGTGGCGAAGTGCGCTGAGATGATCTATGATGCGTGGAAGCAGGACGCGTCCGTGTGGATCGTCGGGAATGGCGGATCAGCATCCACAGCGGGACACTTCGCCAACGATCTCGTCAAGATGGCGCGAGTGAAGGCTTTTTCGGTGGCCGACATGACGCCAGCGGTGATGGCTTATGGGAACGATACTGGCTGGGACAATATGTTCGCAGGCGTGTTCGACGTGATGATGAGGCCGCAGGATAAGCTGGTGGCCATCTCATGCGGAGGCAGGTCGGGGAATGTGATCAAGGCGGCGGAGATGTTCAGGTGGGAGAATCGGGTGGTTCTGACTGGGGATAAGCGCGACACGCCTCTCGGTTCGATGGAGGCGTTTGCGACGGTGTTTGTCCCCGTGTCGGATATTCGCATCCAGGAGGACGTTCATGTGATGGTCTGTCACATGATCGCTGGGATGGTGGCGGAGAGGACGTGTGGATGAGTTTGAGCGATGCTCGGCGGACAAGGATTTTTGCCGCGAGTGCGGGAGGCACGTTTATCGGAAGGACCGTAAGGAGAAGTACGTCTGCCCTTACTGCGGCGCCAACACGCAATGCAGACACAGGCGGGTGAAGTTCTATGAGACCTGTAAATTTCATGGCGCTCCGAGGGTCGAAAAGAATTATTATGGCGGAGGAAGCGAATTCAAGATGAACCAGAGTCAGTTCCCGATCACGCGGCTTGCCAGCCGTTATCAGAAGATGAAAAGGGACGGGCGATTCCTGTCGAACAGGGAGTCTATTAATCTTATCCGTCAGCGCATGGTGCAGTTGATGGACAGGATCGAGGAGAACAAGGATCCTGACAGGGTGCAGACGTTGTTCAAGTTGTGGGAGCGGTTCAAGGAGGCGGACGCGCTGGATGCGTTCACGTTGAAGAAGCAGATCGACGCGGAGTTCCAGAAGGCTTATGACGATTACAAGAGTTGGGACCAGATGGAACGCTTCCTGGATTTGGACAGGAAGATGGTGGAGAGTGAGGTGAAGATTGCCAAGGATTTGCGGGCGATCATGACGGCGGAGGACGCGTATCAATTGACGGCGAAAATCTGGGCTTCGGTGATTGATGCTGTGCGGCAGGCCGAAGTGACCGACAAGAAGAAGTCTGAGATTTTGAAGAGGATTGAATATGAAATCGTCAATATTATCGGCGACGAGTCCAGAGAGACAGAATCTGGCGACGAAGTTGTTGAAGGAACTTTCGACGAGGTTTTCGGAGGAAGCGAAGAAGCTGGAGTTTCCAGACCCAGTGGACTGGATGGAGACGAACTTCTACATCCCCGAGACGAGGAATGACCCTGTTTTGCGTGGTCGGCTGAAATTACAGCCGTACCAGGCCGATGTGTTGCGCGAGGCGCTTGCCAAGGACGAGAAGGGAAATTTCAGATACTCGATCATTGTCTGGTCGGACATTAAGAAGTCGATCAAGAGCACAATAGCCGCAGCGGTGAATCTGTTCCGCGCGGAGTATACGGAATGGGGCGAGTTTTACATCATTGCCAATGACTTGAAACAAGCCGACAGCCGAGTGGCGCATTACCTGAGACGGTGCCTGCAATTGAACCCGAAGTTGGGGTCGAAGTACAGCCAGCGCGGGTATCGCACGACGGGGCCGAACGGGTCGTTCCTGGAGGCCATCCCCATCGATCCGAGCGGCGAGGCTGGGAGTAATGCCGACGGGATCACGTATTGCATGGATGAGCAGACGCAGATACTGACCAGGGACGGGTGGAAGGGCTGGGAGGCGCTGACGCTCGAGGATGAGATCGCGACACGCTCTCCTGACGGCTTATTTGAATGGCAGAAGCCGATGGATATATATTGCGCGCCCTACGATGGAGATATGGTGCGAATCACGCATCGTTCGCTGGATGCCCTAGTGACGCCCGACCATCGCATGTACGGAAAGTTTACAGGAGGCCGTGGAATTGCGCCAGGCGTGGATGGAAAATGGAAGCGGGAGTTTGTGGAATCCCTGCCGATCCGATTTTTGGCGGCAAAATATGCCATGCAGACCAGGAATTATTATCCTGTGTTGACGAGCATATGGGATGATGGTGTACCTGCATGGCTAACCATTCCCCCCACTGTCGGCGTCCCGTCGGGAAAGATATTACAGGAGGAGCGGATCATCTCGCCCATGGACTATGCTGAATTCATGGGATGGTTTCTTTCTGAAGGATGCGTGATCAAGAAAAAGGGCAGATTCGATGGCTTCTCCATCGGACAATCGAAAACACGTAACCCGCAGAAGCGTGAACAAATTCTGGCGCTCTTGAGACGCATGGGCTTCGTCCCGCATGAATGGGCTGGCGGGGTGAATATTGTGGTGTATCACTCGGCCTTTGGAGAGATGCTTTCACGCTTCGGATTGTCGAACGAGAAATACGTTCCAGACGAAATCAAAAACATGCCGTTGCCCGAGCTGAAAATGTTCCTGAAAACTTTCATTGACGGCGATGGCGCCAGGAACTGGGTGAACGGTTATGTAATCTCGGTGCGCTCGGAGCAATTGCGGGATGACCTGGTGGAAATTTCGCAGAAGTGCGGATACAGTTGCTCCTCGTATGAGGCGGTGGACCGCCGCTGGCCGAAGAACCCTGTGATGTATGCGGTTTACCTGCGTTCCCAGGATGAGGGACGAAAGATGACGAAAGTGGAACACAGGAACTGGAGCCTTGAAAAATATAAAGGGATGGTGTTCTGCCCCTCTGTTCCGAATGGGACGATCTATGCGCGGCGGAATGGGAGATATTACTGGACAGGAAATTCGGAATTGTGGGGCGCAAATGAAAAAGAGAAGCAACGGATGTGGAGCGAGGCGACACTCTCGCCCACCAAGCGCGGGAAGTCATTCCGCTGGGTGGAGAGTTATGCGGGTTTCACCGAGGAATCGAAACTGCTTTATTCGCTGTATGACTTGGGGGTGAAGCAGGGTGAGTTATTATGGCCTGATAGACTATACGAAGTTACGGAAGGCACCCCCACCCCACTGGAGTTGTACGTGAATCGTGAGGCTGGGATGCTGTGCCTGTGGAATACGCAGCCGCGGTGTCCGTGGCAGACGAAGGATTATTACCGCGAGGAGGCGAAGATCCTCCTCCCTGCCGAGTTTCAGCGGATGCACCGAAACCAATGGGTTACGAGCGAGGATACGTTCGTGCCCATGGAGTGGTTCGATGCGTGCTTCCGTCGGCCTGAGGAATGGCCAGAGGTGGATGTGAAGCGCCATCCGATGGTCATCGCGCTGGATGCGGCGGTGAGCAACGATAACTTCGGATTGCTGGTGGGATGTCGGCATCCGCAGTTCGAGAACGATGTGATGGTATGGTATGCGAAGGCGTGGAAGCCTGGGGCAAGCGGTGTGATCGACTTCCTGGGGACGGAGGAGGACCCTGGCCCCGAGCGCGTGGTGCGGAAACTGGTGAAGGATTACAACATTGTGCAGATCACGTATGACCCCTATCAGTTGCACGATATGGCGATGCGGATGAAGCGGGAAGGGATTGCGTGGATCAAGCCGTTCAATCAGGGAAATGACCGCCTAATCGCCGACAGCCAGTTGCGGGACGTGATACGGGACCGTCGGCTATGGCACCGCGGCGAGCCTGAACTGCGCGACCAGGTTCAGAATGCTAACGCGAAACTGGACGAGCAGGACTCGAAGATTCGTATTGTGAAGCGCGTGGAGAGGTTGAAGATCGACCTGGCGGTGTGCCTGAGCATGTGTACGCACGAGTTACTGAGGCTGAATTTGTGAGGCTAAGGCGAGTATCACCCGCTGATTGCGGCGGGCGTGGATAAACTGTCAGACGCGGGAAGCCCGCAATCAGTCGGCGTGCATACAGTGTTGGGCGGGCCATTGTGCCACCAGTCAACCTTTGACATTTTTGCAGAACCCTTTACGAACGGGGGGAACGCTTTGTCGGCAATAACCTGACCGATATGGTCGCGGATACGCACGGCGTTTGTATGACCACGTTTGCGAGAGATTAGATAATAGTGTGCTTCCATCTTTTCACCTTTAGCACGCCGAACGGCTGGTTTACCTGCTTGTGGGCGGGCTAGGAAAAGCCCGAAGATGGCAACCAAGCCTGAATTAAGATAAAACTTCTGAACCGCGCCTGAATCCCACAAGTCAGGTGCAACCTTTGTTAGACCCCGCTCTCGCCTTTATGGTACTCGTCTTTCTCAATCGTCTTTTTGAACAAGTAACCACCAGCGACATGAAAAATAACAACACCTTCGGGACGCATGAAACCTTGTGCGGCTTTACTGCCATTCGTTACAAGGTCGAGCAAAATTTCATCAATTTTGGCGGTGCTGAATAATCCAGCGTAGAGCGTAGGAACAACCCCACAGCAAGCAGGGCGGACACTATCATCTGACCAGCGCGAGACATTGAACAAACTAAAACGCTTTTCTTTCAGGTTGTAACCGCGCTGAATGCCACTGCCCCACCATTCGCCATAATGAAAACCAACACCAAGAGCCATGAGAGAATCACGGTTCTTGATTGCCCATTGAGCGAAGCCAGCATTATCGCTTTGGATGTTTCCCATTTCATCGGTAAGCCATTTGTTGCGGCTACCAACTTGAAACTCTCCATTTTCGCCAATGGCAATAATTCCGTTTGTGCCATCAATTTTTTCTGTGACAATCATCTCGCGTGAAAATCGCGGGATTTTCGTGAATGACTTGAACTCCATCTTTATCCTTTCGTGCCACCGTGAACGCGGGGCAAGGGGTCTAACGGTCGTTTTTACCTGCGTGGCGTTATAAGCCACACTCCGCACACACAGAGCAACCTTCCATAGCAGGACTCTTTCCGCAGTCCTCACACATAGCCACGTCAGGTGCAAAACTTTGTTCGGCGGCTTCAATGCTGTGAAACCGATTTACCCAAACATCGACAGATTTGTGCCAGGTATCATCTAGCACCGAGAAATATTCTTTATTGGCTTCAAGCGTGATTGTGGCTAACATTTCTCGGCAAAGACCTTCCCAGGCAGATTTACTCTTTTCCATTGCATCAACTCTGCTGGCTAACAATTCAAGTGTCATTTTTCTCCTTTCAAGTAGACGCCGAACGGCTTGCGTTACCCGCTTGGGGCAACGCCCTCATCGCCTGGATTCGCCACAGCCTGCCCCAAGTCGGGTGCACGCTTTGTTAGGCGTGTTCTCTGTAAATCGAAACCACACGACGGACACCAACGCTCTACACCAGTGCCGTAGCACTCGGTACACATTTCAGGATCATCTTCGTCGTACCACATCGGGTCTTCATCGTAGCGATCAATCCAGCCATCATCGCAACCGAGAGCGCGGCAACGGCAGGAACGAATTGGCGAATGACCACATGACGGGCAACTCGTGTCATATTCATCTTCGATTTGGTCATCATCAAACATGGCTACCTCCGAAACGCCGAACGGTTTGCGTTAGCCGCCGCCGCTTTCTGAATTTTGCTCTGAATCCGACCCGCCAGCGGCGGTCGGCTGCACGCTGTGTTCGGCGGCATCTTCATCTTCGTCACCAATAAAATACGAGCCATACTCTTGAATTTCGACATCTATTTGACAATCGCGGCAGTAATCGCCATGGCAATCTTCACCGCAAATTACACAATTCATAGTATCTCCTTCGGTATAGAATAATGCTTGTAAATCATTCCACGCACAGACGGCACACAAGTTGAACACACGACCATTACGCTCATATCGTTTACGTTTGCCGCATTTCAAACAAAGCAAGTCAGACATTATTCCTCCGAAGCCGCCTAACTGGGCGAGCGTCAGCCGCCGTCCGCCGTTTTGAGAACTGCGTTCAATTCATGCAACAACAACTCAATGGGAGGAAGTTTTTTCTTGCCAAGCACATGATCCCGCCACAAAGTAAGCAGTTCGATGGCGGACGGGTCGGCTGGACGTGGAGATGGGCGGCGCTGTAAATCTGGCAATGGTTTCAGCCCGTTCTCATCGCGGCAGGCGACACACCTGGTTCCAGCCTCTCTGCCATAATGGACAATTCCACAAGTTCTGCAATACGTAATCATTAGCTACACCTTTTTCCTTTCGAGCGAGCCGCCCTTCTCCGTCACGCTCGCCCAGATGGGCGGCATGGCGAGCGGAGCGAGCGCCGCCCATCGGTTTGCGTTAGCCGCTTTGCGATTCTGGCGAGTAATCCTCGCACAGTGGATGATGCCAGCCAGTGACGGCATTACATTTTGGGCAGCGAGTAAGTAAAGTCGGCTGCACGCTTTGTTCGGCGGCTTCTGCTTCTTCGATGGCATCTTGCATATCACTTTCCAAGCCAGCGGGGATAACGACATTAGGAAGGGACTGCGCCCACTCCAAAAAACTTCTTGAGGTAGTGACTAAATTAGGCATGTTTCTCCTTTTGAAATTGCCGCCGAACGGACTGGCGTTAGCGGTGGGCGATTTGCGCCAACCACCAACATTTTAGCCGCTCCCATAAGCACATCCGCTGCACGCTTTGTTGGGCGGATTGAAACTCTTGGAACGCAACTACACATTTTTCAGCCGCTTCCGAGAATTTATTTAGCGATGCGCTGAACTCATTCAGGGCGGCAATTGATTCTTCTGTAAGTTTAACTTCCATATCACCAAAATTAGCCATCATTCTCCTTCGGGCTTCCGCCCAACGGTTTACGCTTTACCTGCGGCGGGCAAAGTCTCTTGTCCGCTCTGATCGCCAGCCTGCCCGCCGTCAGCGTGCAAGCGTGGGTTAGCCTGCTTCTTCAGGGTACGCAACCCACAAGTAAGGCAGGTGTAATATTTGCGCCCGCGGGTGTGTATCTTCCACTCGCCGCATGTCGCGCAAAACTTTTGTGCTTGATTGTAGTAAGGTCTTTTTTCCATCGTTTCTCCAAGAGCAGGCTAACTCACGATTCAACAGCAACGGTGCGCTTAATGCTGGATGGTAATCAGATACGCTTCGTTTTGGCGGCTATATATTTTAGGGTATCTTCCGCCCAGTTTTGCGTCTGTCATACGCATCCTGAACGCCGAACACAAAAAGAAGCCACCAAAACAATGGATGGATGTTTTGCCAACCAGACACGAAACCGAACACGACCAAGACTACTAACCATGCAAAAAACATTTTATTCTCCTTTCGTTAGATGCGGCGATTGTACAACCGATTGTGCGGGATGTCAAGGGGAGAAATGATGCTATAATTAAGCACGAGGAAGACTCTGTTGATTCTGAAAGGAAATGGGAAGCATGAAACACACGACCAGTCATCAATACGACATGAAACTTCGGGAAGCCAATCCGAAGATTCAAAGGGAAAAGACAGGGATTGCCATCCTGTGTCCATTCTGTGACCCGCCACACCTTCTCGTCCCAGACAAGGTATCCCCATGCGGAACGATGATCGTGGTGAAGGCGGTGCAGACCATCATGCCCGAGAAGCGGGCGAAGCGGGACAAGATCGCGTGCATGAAGTGTCACCAGATCGGCGGGGGAAATATGGTGAAGTTCATGGATGGATTCGTCCACATGCACGATTGCAGTCCTGGGACGATTATGATGGTGGAGACGCCTCCATTCTCGGCGCTGGCGAAGTTCGCGCACGGACTGGGAGCGAAGAATCCGATTCGGAAGGCCATCGAGAAGCGGAACGGGTTGGCGCAGGCAGTGAACGAGATCGACAGCACTGGGAAGAAGACAGGGAAGGTGCTGGGTTACGTTTTCTATCAGGAACAGGTGAAACATGGCGAAACCCCCAGCGCTGGTGCCAGAGAGTAATTTTCCAGACGAGGCATACAAGCGAACGAAGCAGGAATTTCCCGACGCGCTGGCAGGCGCGGGTGGGAATTTTGTGTTTACGTGGAACATCGCTTCGGCGGCGGATGCGATCACGCCATGGGGACGGAACGTGCGCGTGCGCGACCGTCAACTGCGGGATTTCTGGCCGACGGAGACCTACCTGGCGGGCGCGGTGTCGAACGTCGGCTTCCGCAACGCGACCTTCGACTGGGAGTTACGCGGCCCCGACAAGGTGGTGGCGGCGGCGACGGACATGCTGAATGCGGCGATGGCGGGAGACCAGTTCGGGTGGGTGCCGTACATGCTGAAATGGTCGGCGGACTTGTATACGCAGGATAACGGCGCGTTCACGGAGTTGATCCGTGACCCTGGGATGGATGCCAACTCACAGTTCAAGGAAGAACGAGCGCCTGTGCTGGGGATCAACCATCTGGATTCCAACCAGTGCATTCGGACGGGCAATCCTGAAATTCCTGTGCTGTACACGGACTTGAAGGGTCAGCAGCACAAGATGAAGTGGTATCAGATCATCTCGTATTCTGACTACCCCTCCCCCATCGAGAACATGCACGGCGTGGGATATTGTTCGGTGACGCGTGCCCTGCGGGTGGCGCAGATCATGCGGAGTGTGCTGCTTTTCAAGGATGAGAAGATTTCGGGCCGGCACTACAAGCAGATTCATTTCGTTTCGGGCGTTTCGCGTCAGGACATCAAGGATGAGATGACGCGCGGGCAGGAAGAGGCGAATAACTCTGGCCTGTTGCGGTTCATCATGCCTGCGATCCTGGCTTCGCTGGATCCTGAGAAACCTGTCTCGACGGCAAGTATTGACCTGGCGTCATTGCCTGATGGGTTTGACTTTGACCAAGAGATGCGCTGGTATATTAGCGGGCTGGCGTTGGCGTTTGGAGTGGACTATCAGGAATTTGCCCCGTTGCCTGGCGGGAACATCGGTTCAAGCGCGCAGAGCATGATCCTGCATCGAAAGCAGAGCGGGAAGGGGCCTGGCGTGGTGATGCGGACCATCTCGGAGAGTTTCAAGAATTACGGCGTGTTGCCGCGCGGCGTGGACATGCGCTTCAACGATAAGGACGAGCAGGAAGAACTGGAGAAGCAGGAAGTGCGGACGAAGGCCATCGAGGAGGCGGCGATTGCTATCAATAGCGGGCTGCTTTCTCCCGAGAAGGCGGCGCAGAGCCTGGTACGGCGCGGGATTTACGAGACCGAGGAGATCGAGGGCTTGGAGCAGTATTGGAAGGACATGATGGAGGCGAAGAAGGCCAACCCGTCCAAGCAGACCGTAGGCGACCGCGGCGGGAATACCATTGTGGAGGACGCGGGTCGGCAGGAGACTGGAAAGCCGAATTTGACCGTAGGCGACCGCCTGCGGAAGATGTTCGGAGGATAAGGGGTATTAATGTCAGTTAGTGTCAAAATACGGGTAGAAGTTCCGAGTCAAATTTTGAGCGTGTCGGCTGTGATGGGGGAAATCCGTCACACGATGACTACAAAGACGGCGCGGGAGTTGCGGGACTTGTTCGAGAAGACGACCGAAGGCTGGTCCAACACGATGAATCCGAGCAGTGGGTTCGACGAGGTGCGGTGGAATACCACGTTCAACTTCGGGCAGACGGTCAGTTCGGTGAAGGTGTTCACGTATTCGAAGAAGTATGCCATTGTGAACGAGGGGTCTCCGCGCCATCCAATCGTCCCGAGGCGGGCGAGAATGTTGAAGTTCCGAACAGGGTATCGGGCGGCGACGCGGCCGAAGGTGATCGGAAGCCGCGCTCCCAGTCGGTTTGGGGAATTTGCAAGCACCCCCATTGTGCCAGATCATCCTGGCTTCGAGGCGCGCAAGTTCGATGAGGCGATTGCGGATGAATATGCGCCGACATTTGAAAAAGACATTCAGGACGCAATTGACGCGGCTGTAGAGGCAAATTCATAAGATGAGAGTGTTTGTTGAAAATAGGTGCTGACGAGGGTTTGGTTTGTGTTGACGCGAAGGACATTCAGCGCCATCCGCACATCGACGTATAAGAACGATTATCGCGACGGAAGCAGTGGCTGGCACGTGGAGACGGGCAAGCCGCCAAAACCAATCGGCGCGGTGTGGTTGCGCCTGTATTACGTGCGGAACGGGATCGGCCTCGATTTTGTGCAGGATGTTCGGTGATATGTTATAATTTAACAAACCAGTGAGGTTGCCATGAAGAAGGACAAGCGCGAGGCATTGAAACGGGCGCGCCGTGAGGCGGCGAGAAAGCGGAAGTTGGAGAAGGAACGCCAACTGGAAGAATTTGATTCCAGCGAGGACGACGCCAATGATGAACTTTTGGTGGAGGAGCTGGCGGAGAAGTCGGATGACATGACCGCCATGGATGCCGTCTTATACGCCGCGCCGACATCGTTCGATGAGTTGGATGCCTTGCGTTACGCGCGGGAACAGGCGGAACACGTGCGCGAGTTGACGTGGGACGTGCAGGACCTGGTGCGGAACATCCTTTACAGTCCCATGGGGGCGAAGGAGAAGGCGCAGGCCATTCAGGACGTTGGGAACGGTTTTTCGGACAGGCTGGAAGGCATGTCGGAACCGATGGAAAAAGACCTGGATGAACTGGAACTGGGCGCGATCCTTGCCTACGATAAACGTCATACGGGGATCGTGGAGAACGTCACGGACTGGATCAACAAGAAGAAACTGACAAGCCAGGCGCGGGAAAAACTCTCGGATGATAATTTCGCGCTGGTTTACGAAGTGGATGGGAAAAAGGTTCGGAAGTATCCCATTCACGACAAGGCGCACGTGCGGAACGCGCTGGCGCGGGCGGCACAGCAGATGTCGGCGGGAGGCGAGGCGGCCGCGGATGCGAAGAAGGCGATGCCGAAAATCCGTGCGGCGGCGAAGAAGTTTGGGATCGGCGTCTCGATGGACAAGGAACGCTCTGGCGTGATGATCGAGAAGGACGCCAAAGGCGACTGGCGCTGGGTCGGCTGGGCGACGAATAAGTGGATCGATTTAGATGGTGACATCATTGCGGAGAGCGCGCACAAGGAATACCTTGAGTGGCTGGACAAGAACCGCGACATGGCGCCCATCTATTTGATGTGGCACACGCCAGGGACGGCACGCGAGAACGCGGCCGATTTCTGGATGTACGAGGACGGCTTTGTGATCCTTTCTGGCAAATTGACCGAGAAGGAAGCAGAGACCGCCCTGAAAGCAAGCACACTGACGGACATGGGAATGAGCATCGGCGCGCTGGCGCTGGAACGCGACCAAAAAGACCCGCGCGTGATCTTGAAGTATCGCATGTACGAAGTCTCGGATTTGCCGCTCGAAAATGCGGCGAACCCATGGACGGATTTGGATACCATCGTCAAGGAGGTTGACATGGACAAGAAGGCGTATTTTGAAGAACTGTTGGGGAAGAAACGTGCCGAGGAATATTTGGCGCGTACGGGATTGAAGAAGGAAGCCCTGGACGAGGCGAAGATCGAGTCGAAGGAAAAGGATCCGCAGACTGAGCAGCCCGCCGCGCAGTTGGAGGCGGAAGCGCACGTCAAGGAAGATGCGAATCCCGCCCCGCAGGTTGACATCCAGGCGGTGGTCGAGCAGGTCATCAAGGAAACTGGCATGGAGGAACTTTCCGCCAAGTTTGCCCAACTGTTCGAAGCCGCGGAGAAGGTGGAGGCGCTGGAAGGCCTGGTGAAGGACCTGCAACGCGACACCGACGAGAAGTTAGCTGAAAAACTGACCCCACCCGCCCAGCGTTTTGCGTGGATGAAGCAGGCTTCGGCTTCGGGGTCGAACGACAACGTGCTCGACGAGAAGGTCGAGAAGGACAAGGCATTGAAGAGCGCGATTGGGTCGCAACACTGGCTTTCGGAAGCCACTGGCACCCAAGCCGCTGTTGTGAACTAGGAGGAATTGCAGCCTCCACCCCCTGGGAAGCATACGGACCAGCCATCCGCAGTGAGATCAACTCCCACCCAGGAGGTGTGAAATGAACCGTAGTTTTGTAGATGGAACCGTTGACCCCGCGAAGGTTGGACAAGCCTTCATGGATTTGATCGGCCAGTTCGCGGCGGAAAACATCAGGAAGACGCAGACCGTCGGCGCGCCTGTCGGCCCGTATGTGCATGGGCCTGGCGGACTCTTTGGCGTGCGCGGTTTGGAGCGCGATGTCATCTCGACCCACACCCAGATCGTCGGGTCGCTGGGCGAGGCGATCCCGATCCAGGCGAGCGTGGACACCAACCCGCTGTTCCCGTACATCACGGGATTCCTGCGCTCGGACCAACAGGAGAAGAATGCCGTCTGTGACGACCCCGCACAGGCCGCGAACTTCAAGACCTGCATCCAGACCACCGTATTCGGACGCAAGGAATTCAGGACGCGCCAGGCGGAGATCAACCGCATCGGCCAGCGCATCAACCGCGGCGAATTCATGGACTTGAACCTGCTGAACGGTCCGCTCGTGGAGAGCATGGGCGGCCTGATGCAATCGTTCATGGGTTTGACTGGCCAGAATGCGATTTTGGCGGGACGCGAGATGGTGATGCGCCTGGTGGAAGTAGGCGTGGCTTATCAGCGTTGGTTCTGCCCCACTGTCTACACTGGCAACCCTGCCAACTCCAGCGCGGACGGCGGCTATAAGGAATTCCCTGGACTGGACCTGCTGATCTCGACCACGAAGGTCGATGCGCTGACAGGCGCCGCGTGCCCGAGCCTGTATTCGGACGTGAAGAACTTTGCGTACAAGCAGGTGAGTTCCGAGACCGACCCCGACATCGTTCGCACCATCACCACCATGATGCGGATCCTGAACCGCAAGGCCGAGCAACAGGGTCTTGCGCCTGCGGACATCCGCATTGTGATGCGCGAACCGTTGTTCTATGAACTGACCCGTTACTGGCCGTGCAAGTACAACACCGACGCCTGCACCGCGGCTGCTTCTGCAACCGCGACCGCCAGCAACAATCTCGACGCGGCTGCCCAAGTGCGCTTCCGCGATGAGATGCGTAACGGCAAGTTCCTGATGATCGATGGTCGACGCGTGCCTGTCATCCTGGACGACTGCATCATGGAAGAAAACAAGGCAGACAACGGCGCGATCCCCATCGGCGGCTTCGCGAGCGACATCTACTTCGTGCCGTTCACGGCGCGCGGCGGGACCATCCGCACCCTGTATTGGGAGTATTACGATTACCGTAACGATGTTCTCCCAGGGGCGGGCGATGTGCGCGCGGCCCCGACGTTCTTCTGGAGCGACAACGGCGTGTTCCTGTGGGGCTTGAAGGCTCCCGATAACTGGTGCGTGGAAGTGATCAGCAAGACCGAGCCTCGCCTTATCCTGCGGACCCCGCAGTTGGCTGGCCGCTTGCAGAATGTTGTCTACGTCCCGCTCCAGCACACCGACGATCCTCTGCCCAGCCAGGACTACCACGTGAATGGTGGCGTTCCCACTGGCCGTCCGTTGCCCAGCCCGTTCAGCGAATGGAACCTGAGCGGACCTGGATCGGGCGCGTAGTGACCGTATTCGAGATTTGGGAGGACGGGAAACCGTCCTCCCAAATTCATATCTTTGGCTGTATAATGGGGGCAGTGAGGTAGCGCGCCTTCGGCCAGGTGTGTGATGGGAGCCGCTTCCCCTCCCCCTCGCTGTCTCCACTATACAACCAAGGGAAGCTCGCGGAGGCACAGATGGACCTATCGAAATTTGATATTTTTGTGACAGGCGGCGCGGGCACGCTGGGACGCGCAATCGCACGGAAGCGCAAGGAAGAAGGGTGGACGGGCAGGCTGACGGTTTACAGCACAGATAACCACAAACACGACTTCATGCGCCGGCTTTACCCCGACGTGAACTTCATTCAGGGCGACATCCGCAACGGTGTGACGCTGCTGAACGGCATGGTGGGACACGACATCGTGATCCACGCGGCCGCTGTGAAGGTGATCCCCGACTCGGAGAAGGATTCCATCGACACCATCGACGTGAACGTGTACGGAAGCCAAAACGTGTGCGTGGCGGCGATGCAGGCGAACATCAGCCACGTGATCGGCATCTCGACCGACAAGGCGTGTCACCCCGCGAATGCCTACGGCGCGGCCAAGATGCTGATGGAGAAGATTTTCCAGGAATTTGCGCGCATGGAAAGCAACACGAAATTCCACCTTGTTCGTTATGGGAACGTGCTGGAGAGCACGGGCAGTGTGGTGGAATGGTGGAACCGAGCGAAGGCGCTGGGCCAGCCGATCAAGATAACCTACGCGGGCATGACGCGCTTCTGGATTTCACCGCGGCAGGCTGCCGGCTATGTGGAACGGGCGATGGACTTCGAGAGCGGGCTGATCTACGTGCCGAAGATGAAGGCGCTTTCGGTTGGGAAGATGGCGGAGTATATTGTTGGAGACGAGGTGGAAATCCAGAGGATCCCGCTGCGGCCTGGCGAGAAAATCCACGAGACGCTGGTGACGGTGGAAGAAATGGACAGAACCGAAAAAGGCGATGATGCTTTCGTGGTGTATCCGTCCACGGTGACTGGGATTGACTTCTCAAAAGGCTGGGAACATGCCTATTCCAGCGACGTGGCCGAGGAACTGACTGAATCTGAACTTGCCGAATTGCTGAATGACTGACCTGCCTCCCCTCTCGATTGTGTTGGCGACCTATAAGCGTACGGCGATGGCGCTGGAGACGGTGCGCTCGACGTGCGAATATCTCGACTATCCGAAAGAGTTGCGCTCGTGGTACGTGGCGGATGATGGGAGCGACTCAAAACATTTTGAGGCTATCTTAAATTTGTTGGAGCAACTGGGCGAACGCGTGCTGGGAAGTCACCACGAACGGATGCGCCCCGCGGGGCATGAAGATTCGTTCCATGCTGGACTTGGGTGGAATAAGGCGCTGGGGATCGCGCACCAGAATTCGGATTTTGTGCTGTTTTTAGAGGACGACTGGCAACTGGCGGAAGGCCTTCCGCTGGGGATGTACACGCGCCTTCTGGAAGAACGCGGCGACGTGGGGATGGTGAGTTTCCGCATTTTGAGCATCGAGAATGAGGTGCGTGTCAAGGGTTGGGATGGCCGTCTTTTCCTGGAGTATTTGCGGAGCACGCAGTATTCCTATAGCGGCAACCCGAACCTGCGGCACGCGCGGTTCACCAAGCATTACGGCTGGTTTCACGAGGAACGTTCGCCTGGCGAAATTGAACTTGACCTCGACTCGCGCTATCGGATGATGATGGATGGTCCGAAGATTTGGCGTCCGCTGGACATCAGTCCGTGGGGCGCGTGGCATCATATCGGATCGGAGAAAACGTGGATATAATAACCCGTCAAAACTGGTTCGACGTGCGCGGCGATGAGACGCTGGCATTGATGAACGTGGAAGGCGCACGGGATGGATCGAGAAGTTCGACCATTTCTGGTGCCAGTTCCATCCATCCATGGAGTTGGTGAAAGGTCAAAGCGAGAGCATCATGGATTGGATGCTGGACACCCACGACCTTTTGTGGGATTGTTTTCCGATGGCAGTTGCCTGGAGGCGAAAATGATACTTACACGAACCCCCCTGCGGATTTCTCTGTTTGGGGGCGGAAGCGACATGCCAGAGTTTTACGAAGAAGGTTTTGGCGCTGTACTTTCTTTTGCAATTGACAAATATGTGTGGGTGAGCGTCAATGATAAATTCGATGGCAGGATGCGGGTCTCGTATTCCAAGACGGAGAACGTGGATGAACCGAGCGAACTGGAGCACGAACTTGTCCGCGCGGCGATGAATCGCTTCAATCTGCGCGGGCTGGAGATCACCTCGGTGGCGGACATCCCTGGCGAGGGGAGCGGGCTGGGGAGTTCGAGCGCGTTCACGGTGGGACTCGTCCGCGCGCTGGACAGGTACATTGACAGAAACCTGAACGCACATCCATCCGTCTATGCGGAACTGGCTTACGAGATCGAGCGACAGTATGCTGGAAAGATTGTCGGCAAGCAGGACCACTACGCGACGGCCTGCGGCGGGCTGCACCTATTCAAGTTTTTGGATGATGGACGCGTGACGGCGCAACTGATCGGGATGACAAACGCCTTGCGCTATCTGCTACAGGAAAACCTGATGCTGTTTTGGACGGGAAAGACCAGGAAGGCGGATTCCATCCTGAACGAGCAGGCGTTTCGGATCACGAGCGGGAGTTCGAGGTGGATGATAGAGAAACTGCGCGAACTTGCCATCGAAGCGAACCAGTCCATCCACAAGATGGGCGCTAAAGACCTGGGGCTGATGCTGAACGAGGCGTGGGCGTTCAAAAAAGGCATTGCGACCGTGAGCGACGACTGGATCGACGACCTGTATATGGCGGCGCTCGCGCACGGCGCGTATGGCGGGAAGATTTTGGGAGCGGGCGGTGGAGGGTTCCTGCTGTTCGTGGCTGAGAAGGAACACCAGCGCGGCATCGAGGAGGCGCTTGGGTTGCGGCGCGTGCGGTTCGAATTGGAAGAACGAGGAAGTACGGTGATGGTGAAATGAAAAGAAAACTTCTTTTTCTGGACGACCGCACGAAGCGCATCCATTCGGCGCTGCGGCAATTCTCGGCGGATTACGATGTGACCATCGCGTGTAATGTGAAGGAGTGCCTGCGGGAACTTTCGCGGGAGAACTTTGACATTGTGATGCTGGACCATGACCTGCGCGGTGTGGACTTCGAGGATCCCGACTCGCCCGAGTGCGGGATGGAAGTAGTGCGCTATCTGGGCAAGACAGGCTGGCCAGAAGGAAAGCCGAAGCCTGTTTTCAAGGTGCATTCATCGAACCTGTTTGCATCACATCTGATGGTGCAGGAACTGCGAAAGATTGGGCTGACGGCTTACCAAGATAGGTTCATTTACGATGAGCCTGTGGTCCACATGACCTACGATGAGAAAGGGATTCCGAAATGAAGATTCTTGTGACTGGCGGATGTGGTTTTATCGGTTCACACGTGGTCGAGTTGCTGGTGAAGGAGGGGAATTCCGTGACGGCGCTGGACAATCTCTCCACGGGGCGGCAGGAGAACATGGAGGAGATCAATGCACGGCGCGGAAGGCTGAACATGGGTCTGTGCGACGTGCGCCAGATACACGCGATGCGGGAGTTCTTTGAGAAAGCGCGTCCCGACGCGGTGGTGCATCTGGCGGCGCAGGCGGCCATATCGACATCGTGGACCTATCCGTACCTGGACGCGCAGGTGAACGTGCTGGGAACGATGAACGTGATCCGATTGGCGAAGGATTATAACGTGAACAAGATCGTGTTCGCTTCGACGAGCGCGGTCTACGGGCAAAAGCGGTTTGGCAGGTTGAAGGAGAGCGACCCGTTGAAGCCCGACTCTCCGTATGGGCTTTCGAAGCTGACGGCGGAAAATTACCTGCGATTGCTGTTCCCCGCTTCGGTCATCCTGCGGTTCGCGAACGTGTATGGGCCGCGTCAGGTGCCGATTGGCGAGAACCAGGTGGTGGCGAGGATGATCGGTCACTTCCTGAAAGGCGACGCGTTCAAAATCCACGGGGACGGGAAGCAGACGCGCGATTATGTGTATGTGGAGGATGTGGCCGAGGCTGTGGCGCAGGCCATCCACGGGATGAACGGGACGTACAATATCGCTACGGGCAGGTCCATGTCGGTGGTGGACGTGGCGCGGGCGATGGCGGAAATCTACGAGGTGCCGAATTATCCGTGGGAACATGACCGCGCGGTGGACGAGAGACGCGCGGTACGCATGAACCCGAGCGCAGCGGCAAATGGGATCGCGTGGAAGGCGAGGGTCCCCTTCCGTGACGGTCTGATGCGAACGATCCAGTGGTGGGAGGCCCACAATGGCAAATAATCCCGTCAAAGACGAGGAAGAAGAACGACTGGCGCAAATTTCCATCACCGAATTCCTGCAAATGGCTTCGGAGGCGAAAATCCAGTTGATCGACAGGCTGGCGGCTAATTTATTGAAGATGGGCGAACGCCATGCCTTGACCGCGGCGGAGTATTACCGTCAGAAGTTCACTGGCAAGGAAAAGGAATTTCCAGACCTGGCTTATGAGCACAAGCGTCTGGAGATCAAGTATGATGTGCTGAAACACGTGATTTCGGCGTTGCAATCGACCCTGAAGGCGGAGAGGATACTGTGATCAATGTCCACATCAGCCCCGATTATCTGGACAAGAAGGATACTGGGGATGGAGGCATCCGCCGCGTGGTGGAGGCGATGATCGAGCATTTGCCCGCGTTCGGCGTTCAGCACACGCGTCACATTGGCGAGGCGGACATCATTGTGAACCATGGGGCGATGTTGACGTGGAGGAAGGGCATCCCAATTGTGAATGTGAACCACGGGCTCTATTGGAGCAGACAGCCGTGGGGACATAATTTTCAGGATGTGAATGCCGATGTAGTGGAAAGCATGGTTCGGGCCGTGGCGCACACGGTGCCGAGCGAGTGGGTTGGAAGGGCGGTTCGGCGCGGTGGATTTTTCTATCCCGAGGTGGTGTATCACGGCGTGGATGCCGAGAAGTTCAGGGCGGGGACGAACGGCGGTTATGTGCTGTGGAACAAGGCGCGGGCGGATTATGTGAGCGACCCGAACGATATGATGACGGTGGCGGCCAGGATGCGCTCGACGCAGTTCTGGACGACAATTGGCAGGAAAGAGAAGAACGTGAAAGCGCTGGGGGTGACGAATTACGATGCAATGAAACAGATCGTGGCGAACGCGGGCGTGTATCTTTGCACGGCGCGCGAGACATTTGGCATTGGGACGCTGGAAGCGCTGGCCTGCGGCGTGCCTGTAGCGGGCTGGGACTGGGGCGGGCAGAGCGAGATCATCAAACAGGGAGAGACGGGTTATCTTGCCCCGCCAGGAGATTACGACGCGCTGGCGGAGTGCATTTCGCTGTGCCTGCAAGAGAGGAAACGGCTTTCGCAGAATGCGATGGAGGACGCCAGAACACGCTGGCGCTGGGAGCCGCGCATCGAGCAGTATGCGAACATTTTCAAGCGCGTGTATGCCGACTGGTACGAGACGAGCCGACCAAAGGTGAGCGTGATTGTGACGGCGTGGAACCTTGACAAGTACCTGCCCATGTGCCTGGATTCGGTGATGAAACAGACGTTCCAGGATTGGGAATGCCTGGTGATTGACGACGCACAACTGGAGAGCACGCGGTTGATCGTGGAGGACTACAAGCGCAGGGACGGACGTTTCCAGTACCTCCCCACTGCCGAGAATGTAGGGCTGCCTGGCGCGAGGAACTATGGGTTTTATCGGTCACGCGGGCGGTTCATCCGTCACCTGGACGCGGACGATTTTCTGGCAGAGAACGCGCTGGGGCTGGAGGTGGAGGCGCTGGAGAACAATCCGTCGGTGCATATCGTCTATGGTCATCTGGAAGTGGTGCGCGAGGACGGAAGCAGGACGATGCAAAACGGGGAACCTGTCCGCTCGGGATGGCCGCCTGTGCAGTACACGTGGATCGAGCAGATGGCGCATTTGAATCAATTGCCGTCGTGCGTGATGATGCGGCGCGAGGCGCTGGAGCGGACGGGAGGATACCGAGACCGCATGAAGCGGAATGAGGATGCGGAATTCTGGTGCAGGGCGACTTCGCTCGGTTTTCGGGCGTTGAAGTTCACGCAGGCGGTAACGTACTTTCACCGCGAGCGCGGGGACAGCAAGGGCGCGCTGGAATGGCGCGATTTGGGTCCTGAACCAGACTGGACGGCGTGGTTCCCGTGGCGGATGGGCGCGAAAGACTACCAGCAGGCGATGACGGCGCTCGAACGGTTTGGCGGGGAACATCCGAAGCCGCATTTGGTGCCGTTTGGGGCGCAGGGAAAGCCGCGACGAGACCGAAAATTCTGGTATGTGAACGATTATGCCTACCCCGTGGTGAGCGTGATCGTGACAGTGGGGCCAGGCCATGAGGGGCTGGCGCTGGACGCGCTGGATTCTGTCCAGGCGCAGACGTATCCCGATTGGGAATGTGTGGTGGTGAACGATACGGGGACGGCGTGGCCGAAGGACCTGATGGGCGCTCCGTGGGCGAAGGTGGTGAACATGGATGGGAACCGCGGCGCGGCGGCGGCGAGAAACGAAGGCTTCAAGCACGCGCAGGGTCGGTTCATCGTTTGGATGGACGCGGACGATTACTGGCTGCCGTGGTTTCTGGAAGTGATGGTGGCGCACGCGGAGATCAACGATGGCGTGATCTACAGCGACCTGTTGATGGACAATAATGGGATCAAGATTTACCGCTACGCGGACTTCGACTCGACGCGGGTGCCGAAGACGATGCAGTATGCTGGGTCGTCCGTTTTGGCGCCGCGCAAGGTGGTGGATGCGGTGATGGAGTTACAGGGAGGATGGGATGAAAAAGCGCCAGGAATGGAGGATTGGGACTGGCAGGTAGCTGTGCATCATCTTGGCTTTTGCGCGTTCCGCGTGGACGAGCCGTTGTTCGTCTATCGGATGCAGACGAGTACCAAGAGGGAAAAAGATTATGCTAAAATAAATGCGATCCGCGCTTTCATGGATGAGAAGTGGAGCGCGTATCGGAAAGGTGGAAGGCCGCTTATGTGTGGTTGCGCTTCAACGAAAAAGACAAAAACAAGCCCCGCGAGCATGATGAGCAGTTCGGGCAATTTTGCTCCGCAAGCCGACGTGAACATTGGAGAAGTGCCCGACCAAATGGTGCAGGTGGAATACCTGGGTCCCATCGAACAGACGTTCAGTCTGCGCTCACGCGTGATCCCTGGCCAGGTGTATCGGTTTGGGAACAACCCGCATCATAAGGTCTCGACCGTGATGCTGGGAGACGCGGAGTATTTTACTGGTCTGCGGGATGGGAACAACCGCCCGCTCTATGCGATTGTGAGCGGACTGGCTGTGATGGAGACGCGGGATCCGTCGGCGTTTTTAGGGACGGCGGTGGCATGATGGATTGGTTTACTGTATTGCTCTTTGGGATTGCGACTTGGAGAATTTCGTCGCTGATCGTCCACGAGGCTGGGCCGTGGAGTGTTTTCAGGAAATTGCGGGAACGGGCTGGGATTGTCCATGATGAGCAGGGCGAACCACTTGTCATTCCAGATAGGTTTTTTCCTGGCTTATTTTCTTGCGTGTGGTGCAGCTCGATCTGGGTGGCGGCGGGACTGATGCTGGCATGGTTGTTGTTGCCGATGTTCATCGGTCTATTCGCAGCGGTGATGACTTTCAGCGCGGTGGCGATTTTTGTGGAGAAGGTTGTGAGGGGATAGAAAATGATTGATTCATAACGGTTGCGTTAGCGGCGGCGTTTTGCACCGCTAACCTTCGCAGGGGTATTCTGCGGAAAATAACGATGGTGTAGCGGGCGAGTCTAGCCGTCCGTTGCACGCTTTGTTAGACCACCTGCCCATTACGCATACCACTTATTGACTTCAAGATACTTTTCAACGAGTTCGTTGTAGCCTAACTTGCGTAAAAATTCGCACAACAAATCGTCTGCGTCACCGTGCGCCACTTCGGTATCGTCATTCTCAACGCACGCTTTCATTTTTTCAACATACTCGGCTTGCAACTTTTCTTTCATGGCTCATCCTCCTTTATTTGCAAAATGGTGGTCTAACGTTTGGATCACCTGCCGCCGATGACTGCCATAATGACAGCCAACAAAACGACATCGTTTACTAATAGCGCCGCCAGCCCCACGCCCAAGGCGGTCAGACGTATCTTTTGTTCGGCGGCTTGCTGTGCTTCGAGCGCGCTGCTATCGCATTGACAATGTATATCAGTACAACAATCAGCGTCGTGGTCATCAACGTAATGCTTACATTTTGGGCATTTCATTTTCATTTTAGCCGCCGTACTTTGCTTGCAGACGCTTGAACTCTGCGAGTTCTTTTTCTTTTTGCGCTTCTGCGGCTTCTTGCGCTCTTTGCTGTTTGATTTCCTTTGCCATTCCAACAACATCAACAGCAGTAACATGTTCGGCAGAGATAATGAGTATTTTCTCTAAAGCATTTTCGCCTTCGAGAGCGCAATATTTATCTCTACCATAAGGGTACACGGTTCGCTCAATTGCGTCTTGCAGTGAAGCGGCTTCGACGAAGCCGAAGTGCATACCGCACCCAATTGTATAATCACAACCTTCGCCTTCTTGCTTTTTACAAACTAAAAACTCCACGAGATTATCCTTTTCTCCGCACGAGGCGGCTAACGGCTTGCGCTACTAGCGGCGGGCGGGCTACTGGTCGCCTTCCTGAACGGGGAAAAATTCAGGGGTAGATAAAAGTCCATCGAGCGGGAGAATCCCCGCCGTCTGCGTGCGCGCTGTGTTAGCCTTCGTCACGACAGGACGGGACACGGGCGTAGGTTTATCCATGCGAGCGATTGTACAACTAAACGGTTTGGATGTCAAGGGTGAAATGATGCTATAATTGGGGTATGATTGAGTTACCGAGGCGGTGCAGCCATTGCGGTTACGAGGCGATGGTTGATTACGATGCGCTTGCGAGAAGGCCACTCGACAAGATCGTGACCGTCCACGGATACGTTTGTGAGAAATGCGGGAAATGGGAAGCCGTTTTTCACTCGACTGTCTCTTTTGAAGAGGCGATGCGGAAGTTGAACCGCTATCCGCCCACCCACCCCAAGTATGCGTTCCTGTTTGCGAAGGCGGTGCGGAAGGCGGAGGGAATCAATCGACGCGGAGAGATTTATGGCGCGCGCAAACGTATTGACATGGCTTCCACTGGATCGCTGGGCTGAGATCATCGGAATTAACCCATTGCATTTTAATCAACTGGGTTCTGCTACTTTGTTGCCAAACAATGTATGTGGAGACGCGTTCTTTCAATACTCGTGGCAGCACAGCGACAGGGTGGGACGCGAGGATATTGCCATGGCGATCCAGGCGGCGGAGCGGGAGATCGCGCAGGAGGTTGGGTATAACCTTATCCCTGACTGGACGGCGGAGGAGCGGCTGAGTTATCCGCAACCAGCGCAACCAGGCGTGTTTAACCTGTACGGGACGAATCCACGCTGGATGATGAATTCGGTGGAATTGCGGAAGGGCTGGGTGATCTCGGGAGGGGTGAAGGCGAAGAGTCTCGTGCAGGCGGGCGCGGCCATTGTCAGGTCCGATGCGGACGTGGACGGGTACGCGGAGACGTGTACGGTGGTGGTGGCGACCACGGTCACGGATGCGAACGAAATCCGAGTCTATTATCCTGGGAAGGCGGGGAACGATTTTTGGGAAGTCCGCCCGATCACGGTGGCCATCTCTGGTGGAAATGCGACGATCACGTTCAAGGCGTGGCAGGTGAGCGCAGCGAATCAGATGGATGCAATCAATGTGGACGTGCTGGATGCGGAGGCGGCGGCTTCGTATGAAACGACGGTGGACGTGTATCGTGTGTATAACGACCCAAGTACGCAGGTGCAGTTTATGTGGGAATCGAGTATGGATGAATTCTGCTGTGGGACGTGTGTGGCCTGCCAGTTTGGGACGCAGGCAGGATGCTTCCACTTGCGGGAGCAGAGGCTGGGAATGGCGGCGCCGGCGCCGGCAACGTGGGATAGCGCGAATCAGAAATTCGACATAGCGGAATGGAGTGCGTGCCGCGCTCCAGACCAAGCGCGTTTTTGGTATTACAGCGGATGGCAGGGAAGCGGGCTGGACAGGCCGAAGGCGCAGATGGATCCGTATTGGGAGTACGCAGTGGCGTTCTTTGCGGCAAGCAAACTGGACCGCCCTGTGTGCGGTTGCTCAAATGTGCAGCAGTTCATTGAGAAGTGGCGCAGGGACGCGGCGTTCTCGTCACAGGAGGAAGGCGGCTGGACGGTGACGCCTGAACTTATGGCGAATAAATTGGGAACGAGCATGGGCGCGATCTACGCGTATAAGCAGGTGCATCGAAATGGTGTGAGGATTATTAAGTAAACCCCACCCCCTGCCCCTCTCCAAACGGAAGAACACGTTTGGAGAGGGGAGATATGAGGAAGCGATGGAACGAGTGGAGCATGTGATTGGCGGAAGGAAGTATTCGGCGCTGACGGATGGAACAAATGTGATCATCGAAGGTCCGCCCGAGGGATTGGTGGACGAGATCGGCATGACCGAGCCGACGGCGACGAATTTGCATAATGCGTTATTTACGCGCGGGCTGTTTCGATACGAGGACATCGTGAAGCGGCCGCGAGAGTTGCAGGGCGCGTTACAGGAAGCCTTGCAAATTGATATTCAGAAGTTGAGCGAAGCCTATTTCAGGTTTTCAGGAGGTTCGACATGAGCACAAGTAACCAGGCATTGACGGCCATCAACCAGCGCGTGTGGTATGTGGAAGGCGGCGTGCATCCGACGCGCGCGCCCGAACTACTGGCGCTGGGAAAATTCAGCAGCGACCCGAGCAAGAACATCGGTGAGGATACGCGGGTGACGGCGCCCGATCCGAACAGTTTCAACCGCGATGTTCAGGTGGGAAGCGTTCAGGGGAGCGAGGAACGCGCCACCCTGGGAATCGGGATCCGCTCGACGAACCAGGCGAGCGTCATCATGGGCTGGAAGAACAAGAATTGCCGCGTGGACATCTTCGCGCTTTCGGGCAAATGCGGAAACCCGCAGGACTTTACCGAAGGCGGCGAGAAGTTCGTGTACTTCCCCGACGGGCGCATCTCCAGCCATTCGTTCGAGAACTTCGGCGCGTTCGGACGCGACGAGAACAACCCGACGAACGAAATGGTGGACATGACCAGCGAGGACTACTACGAGTATCGCTACATGAGCCAGGAACAAGTCGGCTCGGTCTCGACCACGCGCCAGATTTACACGGTGGACGTGTACACTGGCAACGACTGCGAGAACTGCCCCGACCCATGCGACCGTGTTTTGGCGACGATGGCAGGCGCGAGCGCGACCCCTGGCACCCAGCCTGTCTTGCTGTATTCGGCGGACGGCGGTGAAACGTGGACGGCCCAGACCATCAGCACCCTGTTCTCGAACGAGGACATTGTGGATGGCGCGGTGGTCGGCGGAGACATCGTTTACATCTCGAACACGGCAAACGAAATCCACTACACCGACATCGAACTGCTCTACGAAGGCAATAACACGTGGGCGCAGGTGAACAGCGGCTTCGTGGCTGGCAAGAACGCGCGGGCGATCAGTGTGGCAGACGTGCGTCACATCTGGATCGTGGGCGACGGCGGATACATCTACTTCTGCAAGAATCACAAGACAGGCGTGGAAGTGCAAGATGCCGGCGTCATAACCATGCAGAACCTGATGGCGGTCCACGCGTATGACACCGAGAATGTGCTGACCGTAGGCAACAGCAACGCGGTGGTTTACACGAAGAACGGCGGCGTCAGTTGGCAGGGCGTGACAGGCCCCGCGGTGGGTGTAAACCTGGGCGCGTGCTGGATGTGGGATACGGACACCTGGTTCGTCGGCGAAGGCGCGGGCGGAACGGGCAAGTTGTGGCTGACCACGAACCGCGGTCAAAGCTGGAGCAAAGTGGGACTGCCCGCCACTTACAGCCGCATCTACAAGATCGCATTCATCACCGAGGCGGAAGGGTATTTGCTGGCCAGCGATGGTTCGCAGACCTATGTGCTCCGCACGATCACGGCTGGTAATGAATGGGTCGTGCTGCCGCAGGGCAAGAAAGCCGTGGCAGTGGACAATACCTTCCTGACCGACGTGACTGTCTGCTCGAAGTATGCGAACACGGCGTTCGCGGCTGGGCTGGCCCCGAACGGGACGGCGGGAATCATCTTGAAGATGGCTGGATAAGACCCCACCCACCCCACCCCGACCCTCCCCAAATTCAAAGAGCGAATTTGGGGAGGGAGTAACGCAGGAAGCGAAGGAGAAGCGATGAAGACGCATGATGACAAGAAGGTTGTGAAGGCAGTCGATGAGGCCTTGAAGACGCAGGACAGTTTGATCACGCTTTCGAGCGGCGTGGTTTTGCGCGGGAAGAAGGCAAACCCGCTGACGCTGATCCAGGTGATGGCGAGTTTTCAGCGGCCCACTCCCCCACTGGTGTACATGAAAGCCATGGGACGCGAGGTGGAGAACCCAGACGACCCGAACTATCTGGAGGACGTGCAGGCGTGGAAGATGGCCTACAGCAACGCGATGGTGACGGCGATGATCGTGCTGGGGACGGAACTGGAGAGCAAGCCGCGCGGGATGCCAGGACCCGACGACAACGCGTGGATCGAGGAGTATTCGCTGCTGGTGAACGACATCCACCCCGAGAACAAGGCATGGCGTTACCTGACGTGGGTGAAGTTCAAGGCGATGACGGACGAAGCGGATATGGCGAAGGTTCAGGAGGTGGTCGGCGCGCTGTCGGGTGTTCGCGAGAGCTCCGTTTCAGCCGCCGAGGACTTTCCTGGGCGCGACACAGAAGGTCGGTGAGAACGACATCCCTGTGACGAGGGTAGAGTTGAAGAACGGGATCAGCGCGGGTATTTACCTGCGCGCAATGGGAAGCGGGATGGTGACGCTCCAGGAGGAACACACAACCCGACTGGAGCACGGAATCTCCCTGACTGCATGGGCCGACATGCCTGAAATGGAGAAGGCGCTGGCGATTGCACAGCGAAGAAACTCCATTGCGATGCGTAACCTGCAAACCGAAGCCGAGATTGAGAAGGCCAAGCGGGACGCACATAAACCAGGCAGACGGTGACGATGAAGGAAGTTGGCGTTGAGGCGCTTGTAAAGGGTCTCTCAAAGTTTTTGGGAGACATGGGGAAAATCAATTCGTCCCTGGACAGGGTACGGAGCCATGGAACGCTGCTTCAAAAGGCGTTTGGCTCGATTGGGGACGCGCTGAGCGCGTTTGGAGGGCACGTTGTGCGGATCGCCGAATATGCCCTGGGGAAACTACTGGCAGATGCGATCCAATGGGTGACACGGACATTGGGGGAACTGATTCAATCGACCATCGAAGCGGGCGCGGAATTTCAGATTCTTGAACTGCGGCTGGAGCGGCTGAATTTCAATGATCTAGTTAATAGCGGGATGGAATACAACGAGGCGATGGCGGAAGCCGCCAAGTTGACAAAAGAGCAATTGGATTGGCTCCAGAAACTTGCGGCGGCAACCCCCTACGACGCGCAGGATATTGCGAACGTGTATACACTGGCACGCTCGTACTCGTTCAACGCGGAGGCGGCCAGCGGACTGACGGAAACCATCATTGACTTTGCGGCTGGCATGGGCTTGGGGAATACAGAGATCGAGCGCATTATTGTGAACCTGGGGCAGATGGTGCAGCAGGGCAAGGTGACTGGGCGTGAGATGACCGACCTGGCGCGCGGCGCTTTTGTGCCTGTGAACGATATTTTGAAGCGGATGCAGGAGAATACGGGGCTGACAGGCGCGGAGTTCGAGAGCTTCCGCAACACGGGTGAGGGCGTGAATGCCTTTTTGGAAGCGTTCACGCAGATCGTGGAGGAACGATTCGCTGGCGCTTCGGAGCGGATGGCGCAGACCTTTAAGGGCGCGACCGACAACATGAAGGACCTTGTGAAGTCGATGCTGGGGATGAATGTGGTGCGCCCCATTCTGGACGCCATCGGCAAGAGACTTTCGGGATTCGTCTCGCTTTTCACTGACAATGAAGACCGCTGGAACGCGATGGTGAAGGCGACCACGCGCATCGGCGAGGAGATGGTGAAAATCCTGGATGCGGTGTTCGGGTTGCTTCCAGAGGGCGAGGAACTGGCGGACGGCTTCGTGGCGGGACTGAACGGGATCGCCGACTGGCTTTCCGATCACCGTGATGATATTGTGGACTTCTTTATCAGCGTGAGCAACACCATCAAAAACGATGTGATCCCATTTGTGCGGGACCAATTGATCCCTGCCATCGCGCAATTCGTGCGCTGGATCCTTGACAACAAGGATTACATGCTGAACGCCATTGAGCGGATCGGCACGTTTATCCATACTTACATCATTCGGACGGTGGAACGCATTGCGGAATGGGTGAACCAGAACCGCCCAATGATCGACGAGTTCTTTAAGTCGCTGGTCGACATCATTGCGAGGGTAATTCAAAATCTGACAGGTCAGAACGTGGAGGGCGGGACGGACTTCCTGAGCAGTATTTTGAGCATCATCCAGTCCATTATGACGTTCATCAACGAGAACAAAGCGGGGATTGCCGACTTCATCGCGGCGTGGATCCGCCTGAGCATTATTTTGGACGTGATAAAGACCATATTCAGCTTCCTGATCGGCGTGGTGATAGGCGTGGTGACAGTCGTGGCGAAATTGACGGCGGCCTTCATATTCATCAGCAATCCAATCGGAGGGTTGATCGTTCTTATTACGTTCCTCCTCACCATGCTGTTGGCGTTTGGGCCACGACTCGCAGAAATTTTGATTCAATTGTGGTTCATCCTTAAATATTACTTTGGAAAAATGTGGGAATCTGTCAAAGAATTCGCGGCTAATATTTGGCAGTCTCTGGTTGATGGCTGGAATAACCTTGTTGATGCAGCAAAAGAATTTTTCTCTATACTGTGGCAAGGGGCAGTTGAAGGCTGGGAAAAAATAAAAAGATCATTTTCGGAGGCGTGGGAAAATATAAAACAAACTGCCACCGAAACATGGGTAGCGCTTGAAACTGGATGGACAGACTTCCGGCAGAAAATTGGAACCACACTGGAACAATTGTGGTTTATTATCAAATATTATTTTAATAAGTCCTGGGATTCTATTAAAGAGGCTGTTTCTAATTGGTGGACTTCTATAAGGGAAAAAGTATCTTTAATTTGGCAAACTGTTTCTGAATGGTTCGGAAAAACTAAAGATACGATTCTGCAAAAAATAACAGAGGCGTGGCAGAGGGTTCAGTCAATTGATTGGGCGAAGGTGGGCGCGGGAATGATCAGCGGGATGGTGCAGGGCGTGTTGAGCGGCGCGGCGTCGCTGATCGACGCGGTGGTTGGCGCGGCTGTCTCGGCGTATGAGGCGGCGCTGGCGGCGCTGGGAATCGCTTCGCCGAGCAAGTTGTTCATGGAGGTTGGCGAGTTGACGATGGAGGGCATGGCCATCGGTATCCGCAGGGCGGCTGGGCTGGCGGCAGAGGCGATGGGGAGCGCGATGAGCCAGGTGGCGATGCCCGCGGTGGCGCTGCCGAGTGTGGCGGCGGGAGCGAGCGCGCCGACGCAGGTCTATAACTCGACGAGGAACTACAATTTGAGCATCCAGACGAGCGCGGCTTCGGAGCCGATCATCCAGGACTTCAATATGCTGGAGAGTCTGGGAGGATAAATGGCGAGTTTGCGGATTTTGGCGCCAGAAGGCACGACCAACTACATCGAGAATCCCGCGTTTCGGTATGACACAACGGGATGGACGGCGGTGGGAAGTGTGATCTCGCGGACGCTGGACGAGGCGCGCTTCAATGTGGCTTCGTTGAAGGTGGCGACGACGGGCAGCGCGCTGTATGAGGGCGCGTATTACCGAGTGAGCAAACTGGCTGGAATCAGCGAGGCGATGACGGGCAGCGCGTACGTGCGCGGCAGCGGGAGAGTGAGGATCCGCCTGGTGGACGCGGGGGCTGGGAAGGAGTGGACGGCGGAGGTCCAGTTGCGAAGCGACCGATGGCAGAGGGCGTCGGTAAGCGGGTTTTCGTCGGGGTCGGATGACGTGCGTCTGTACGTGGAAACGGCGGATAAAATCCAGTCGGTCACATTCTACGTGGACGGGGCGCAGGTGGAGAGACACCCCTACCCCACCACGTACTGCGATGGCGACCAGAATGGGTGTCTTTGGAACGTGATGGAACATGGAAGCATCTCGACGCGGGACGGTTCGACGCGGGATGGCGGGAAGTGGATCGAACTGGCGGGATGCAAGCGCGAAGAGGAAGACCTGTATTTTACGGTGGTGGGAGGATTGGGCGTGGCTCCAATCGTGAACCACACGCAGCCATTCGCGAATGCGCCAGGGAGTTATTACCAGAACTTCAAGGTGACTGACAGGGTGGTGACATTCACGTTCTTTACGCGCGCGCCAGATGCGCGGCGCGAGGCGAATAGTCGGAAGAAACTGCACCAGTTGCGGGAAACGCTGTTCGAGATCGTGAAACCCGACCGCACGCGCGGAGGCGAGGAGTTCCTGCTGGAGTACCAGGATGGAGACATCCCCGTATACTTTTGGGCGCGGTATGATGGAGGTCTGGAAGGCGAATGGGACGTGCGGAATTATTGGGTGGAGTCGTTCCCGCTGAGGCTGCTGGCGGTGTCACCGTATTTGCTGGAGGACGACCAGGAAGCGGACGCGCTGGCATTCCGTGAGCGCGCGACGGTGAACTACGTGATGAAACGGTTCGACGGCGCGTGGGGCGAGATGAACGGCGGGTTCAATACGATGGCGATGGACTTTGCGCTGGGAAGCCGCGGTGAGATTGTGGCGTGCGGTCTTTTCAATAAGGCGAACAACAAGGCGACGGCGACGGACCCTGAAATCTTTGCGAACTTCATCTGCTATTGGAACGGGACGCAGTGGGTGCAGATGGGAACGGGCGCGAACAATACGATTAACGCGGTGGCGGTGGCGCCGAACGGGGACGTGGTGGCGGTGGGAAACTTCACTTCGATTGGCGGAGTGGCGGCGAACCGCGTGGCGCGCTGGGTGCGGGCGACCCAGACCTGGACGGCGCTGGACACAGGGCTGAACGGGACTGGCTGGGACGTGTGCATCGGGCCTGACGGGAAAATCTACGTGGTGGGCGCATTTACCACGGCGGGCGCGATCACGGTGAATTACTGCGCGTATTATGACGGTTCGTGGCACGCGATGGGTTATGACCCTGGCCTGAATGCCGAGGCGTATTGTGTGGACATTACGCAGGACGGCGCGTACGTGTACATTGGCGGTTCTTTTACGGACGAATCGGGGAACTTATCCAACATTGCGGCGGAGAAGATCGTGCTGTACGACGTTTCGAGCAACCTGTTCTTCGACATGGGAGACGGGTTCAATGACGACGTGCTGGACATCAAGGCGCTGGACAGCGGGCGCGTGTATGTGTGCGGGGCATTTACCGAAGGCGCGACGAACGGGGAAGTTTATCTCTACATTGCGTGGTGGAACGGCGCACAGTGGAGCGCGATGGATGCAGGCGCGGACGACACGGTACGGGCCATTGATGTGAACAGGTTTGGCCATATCGTTGCGGTGGGAAGTTTCACGCGGATGGGGAGCGTGGATGCGGCCTATATTGCCTATTACAACGGGACGAGTTGGGTGAATTTGGATGTGGGCATGGAGAGCGCGCTGTATGCGGTGTTGATGGACGGGAAGGATAACATTTATACGGGTGCGAGTTTGAATGCCGACTACGCCAGCCTGACGACGGTGGAGAACGCGGGGACGGCGGAGACCCAGCCGACGATCTATTTGGTGGGTCCGTGCCTGCTGCGATGGATCGAGAACCAGACGGCAAAGGTGCGCGTGTATGCCGACCTGGAGATTTTGGACGGCGAGGAGGTGTTCATTGACTTTGCAAAGGGAACGATGACCAGCACAGTGCGCGGCGATCTGGCATACGCGATTTTGCCTGGGAGCGACATCCGTTCGTTTACGTTGCTGCCTGGCGAGAATGCGATTGCGGCGATGCTGGCAACGGATACGGGCGCGGTGATGCGGATGTATCACGTGCCGAGGCATTGGGAAGTGGTGGGATGAGGGAAATCAGGAATTATGAATTAGGAATTGTGAATTAGGAGTTGGGATGAGTTCCAGGTATGAGTTTTGGCTGACGGATGATAAAGGGAAACTGCTCCTGAATTTGGAGGGATACAGTTTCTTTGCTTATTCGCGCTCATTGCTCGGGCTGGGGACGTTTACGATGGGACTGCCCTATCAGGATTTCCGAAAGCGAATCTTTCCTGTGTTCCAACCCGACTGGCGGGTGGAGTGCTGGCGGTCGCCCGCGACGGGGATCCCGATGCGGAGGGATGCCGTCTATCTTTTGCGGAAGAAGAATATCTACACGCGAACAACGGACAACGTGCAGATCATCCAACTTTATGGGAGGAGCACGATTGACCTGCTGAACCGCCGCGTGGTGGTGCAGGCGGCAGGGACGGAGTGGACGCGCAAGAAAGGTGCAATTGACGACCTGATGAAGAGGATTGTGCGGGAACAGATGCTTTACGGGAGCGCGTTGGATGAGACGGGCGCGCTGGACAATACGCGCGCCTATCCAGAGGGCGAATTCAGCGTGCAGGCGGACTTTGGGTTGGGGCCGATTGTGACCGTGAACTGCGCGGAGACGCGCGTGATGGACGTGTTGAAGCAGTTGAAGGATACGAGTTTCGAACTGGCGAAGGAAAGCGCGTCGAACTATAAAATCTATTTTGACATTCTGCCCTACAATGTGTTGAGTTTTGCCGAGTATATTCTGGACGAGGAGAATGCGGACCCGATCTTGGATGAGCAGGGCTTCCCGCTGGAGGATGAAACTTCGATCAGTGTGAATTCGGGGATCGGATTGCAGTTCCAGACGTTTGCGGGACTGTATGGGCAGGACCGCACACTGGGCGCGGTGTATAGCGTGGAGAACGGGAATTTGGAAGGCCCGAACTACAGCATGGATCACCTGGAGGAGAAGAACGCGGTGATCGTGAAGGGGTTTGGACGCGGGGACAGCCGCATGAGCGACTGGGCGCTGGATAGTGATAGAATCAATCAGAGCCGATGGAACCGCTGTGAGTTGTTCCGCGACGGGAGTCAGGAACCAGACCAGGATAAACTGGCGGACCTGGGACGCGCTGACCTGTGGGACGGGGAACCTGTGGAGGAATTGGCGGCGGAAATTTTGAATTCGCCTGGAGGTCCGCAGGCGCCGCGCTCGTTGTACGGAATCGACTGGGATTTGGGCGACCTGCTGCCCATCGAGTATGGCGATAAGCGTTTCGATGTGGAGGTGAGCATTGTGTACGTGGCGATGGATGAGAATGGGCGCGAGACGGTGACGGGAAGGAATGAAGTGGTTGGCCAATAGTTTGCTGGTTTGCTGGTTTGTTAGTTTGCTGGTTTGCTGGTTTGCTAGTTTGCTAGTTTGCTGGTTTGCTGGTTTGCTGGTTTAGGAGTGAAGATGCCTGCGATACGACATGACGATCTGCTGTTACGGCTGGTGAAGGAAGTGAATGATATTAAGGCGGCGCTGAGACGGACCGTGGCGAACCTGCCTTTGTTTGACATTGCGAATGAGAACACCCCCCCGCAGTTGACGGCAAGCCAGAACGATTATGCGCCTGGGAATTATGATGTGTTGTTATTGCAGGGAAGCAAGGTTGTTTCGATTACTGGAATTCGAGGAGGTGTGAAAGGACGCAGTTTGCGTTTATTCAATATAGGAGATTACTCCATTATGATCCCGCACGAAAGCAATACTTCGGACGCTGCGAATCGTTTTCGGTTACAACAGGGAACGAATCCGATTTATCTTGCCAGTATCGAACCGAATACGAATATCCAATTCTATTATTTGAGTTCAGAACAACGGTGGGTGGCGCTGACACAAGCGGCTACTTACAATATTGGATCCGACTGGAGCGCGCAGACAGCGGCGAGTTTCAGCAATGATATTTGTTATTCGCCAGAACTGGATTTGTTCGTAGCGATAGGAAATTCGGTGTGCATGACAAGCCAGAATGGAGCGGCTTGGACATCGCAAACCATTCCATCTGGAACATACAATGCAGTGGTATGGTCTTCGGATTTAAGTTTGTTTGTAGCCGTTGGAACGAATGTTTGTGCAACATCACCCGATGGAGTTGCATGGACGACACGCACTATTCCACTTGGAACCTATACGGCAATCACGTGGTCGGATACATTAAATTTATTTGTAGCAGTTTCCGATAGAATTGTCACGTCTTCAAATGGAATAACGTGGAATGCTGTAAATGATATTACCAATTACACATGGACAGCTCATTTAGCATCTGAGGCAAATGACTGGGTTTCCATTGCGTGGTCTCCAGAATTAGGAATGTTCGCAGCGGTTGCCTTTTCGGGAACAAACCGCGTAATGACCTCCACGGATGGGATCAACTGGGTGGCACAAGCCGCGCCAGAGGCAAATGTATGGAATTCTATTGCATGGTCTCCAGAATTAGGAATGTTCGCAGCGGTTGCCCAGTCGGGAACAAACCGCGTAATGACCTCCACGGATGGGATCAACTGGGTGGCACAAGCCGCGCCAGAGGCAAATGGCTGGCATTCTATTGCATGGTCTCCAGAATTAGGAATGTTCGCAGCGGTTGCCCAGTCGGGAACAAACCGCGTAATGACCTCCACGGATGGGATCAACTGGGTGGCACAAGCCGCGCCAGAGGCAAATGTATGGAATTCTATTGCATGGTCTCCAGAATTAGGAATGTTCGCAGCGGTTGCCCAGTCGGGAACAAACCGCGTAATGACCTCCACGGATGGGATCAACTGGGTGGCACAAGCCGCGCCAGAGGCAAACTCATGGTATTCTATTGCATGGTCTCCAGAATTAGGGATGTTCGCAGCGGTTGCCTATATTGGAACAAACCGCGTAATGACCTCCACGGATGGGATCAACTGGGTGGCACAAGCCGCGCCAGAGGCAAACTCATGGTATTCTATTGCATGGTCTCCAGAATTAGGGATGTTCGCAGCGGTTGCCTATATTGGAACAAACCGCGTAATGACCTCCACGGATGGGATCAACTGGGTGGCACAAGCCGCGCCAGAGGCAAATGTATGGAATTCTATTGCATGGTCTCCAGAATTAGGAATGTTCGCAGCGGTTGCCCAGTCGGGAACAAACCGCGT